TTAGGATTTCATAGGGATTTTTGGATATAGGGTAAGTTCAAAAGTTGCGACATCACACATTCCTTTTGGGTTCCGCGTCAATTTTTTGTATTCGATCCTATCAATCACTTCTTTAAGAGCCGAGTTCTTCGCATCAGGAGTAAGCGTCCAATATATTTCTAACAGTTGCTTACAAGTCGGTACAAAGCTTTTCCAGTTATTATATTTTATTTTCTCTTCTTCCAGTTCATTTTTCAAGACCTCAATGCTATGATTCACTTCCTGCATCTGCTTTTCCAAAGCCTTCGAACGGTCCAGGAAAACATCGGTGCTGTAAATACCTTGCTCTAAAAGCGTATAGATTCGTTCTTGCTGCTTATTTAGGTCGGTACGGTGTAAAATCGCGTTATGGAGCAATTCTTCCTTCTGTGGGACGAGAGAGGGCACAGAGGGCACATCTGCTTCGTATCCGCGCACAATGTCTTCGAGAGCGTACAGAACTTCTCCCTCTATTACTTCCACTGCACTCCCGACAGTAGGACAGCCTCTTGTTTTGCACATCAGCACATCATAAGGAGCACCGCGCTTAGAAGTAGAAGCAGGTCTGCGTTGCAATTTATGACCACACTCAGAGCAGACAAGAAGACCGGAAAGAGGGTTTTTTACAGTATAAGAAGAAGGATTGCGAGGAGTGCTTACACGGAACCTCTCCTGTGCTTTCAGGAACAAATCATGAGGGATTAATGGATCATGGAGTCCGGCTACCTCTATGTATTCGTCTGCACGCGGGCGAGTGCGGACGGAAGAACCGTTTACAATTTTAGTCACAACTTTTCGCCTGCCGTAAAATACTTTTCCGTCATTTACTGGATTCCGGAGAAACTCTCGAAGAAAGCTTTCGGTAAACCTCCCGCCGGTCCGAGATTTTATATTGCGCGCCTCTAGATAATCAGAGATATATCCCAAACCTCGCTTTTCATCGCAAAAAAGATGGTAGATTAATTCTGCAATCGGGCGCTCCTGATCGTCAAATTCGAGGCTCCAACCCTTCTGATTTTCCAACTTATAACGGCGATAACCATAGGGAGCAGAATTATATGGCCACTTCCCTTCACGGACTGCGGACATTACACCGCTTTTGAGTCTACGCTTAATAGTTTTATACTCCTGGCGGCTCATAAATAAGCCAAATTCAAAAAAGGTTTGATCTGATTCGCTGGAAGGATTGTACGTTTTTTGCGGCGTGATAATCAATGTCTCAGAATACTGAAAAGTACGCTGCACAATACCTTGATCCACTGTATCGCCACGAGCGAGACGTTCCACCTCCACAACGAGCACACCTTCCCACATCCCAGACTCTACTTCACGGAGAAGTTTCTGCATAACGGGACGAGCAGCAATGCTATCACCGGATACGATTTCGCGGTAGATGTCACCGATAGAAAGATTCATCTTTTTTGCAAGATCAAGAAGAATACATTCATGCCGGTTCAAAATCTCTTCTGTGGTCATAAGTGGATTTTCTAGATCCTTACGACTCTTACGTAAATAAATTAAATAAGACATTATATCAGTCTCCTTTGTAAATTATATTAAACTTTGTAAATTATATTAAAAATGAGTACAAAAATAACAGCCATCGAATATACGTTCCGATTGCGATAGCTGTCCGAAGATGATACAATATATTTGGTGAAATGCTGTAGCATCTCCGGAGGTGTTATAGTTAAATCGTCCTATCTCTGTTGTACGGAGAGGGCGTAATAACCGTTCCTGTTGGCGCAGGGGCGGTTTATTTGCATATATAGCAAAAGACACCTATACAAATACTTGTATGAGTGCCTTTTAACCGCAATCAATACGGTTTTCTCTGTACAAGTATATTACTATATATGAAATATTACAACAATTAAATGTTCTTTGTAATACAAAAACCTCGTATTTCTACGAGGTTTTAAATGAATACTGCCCGCCAGATGCCTGAGGGCTTTGTCTTTTATACTGCCGGTTAACGGCTTTGTTTTTTGAAATCGTATTCATTATAACCTAAGTATATGTAGTTGTCAATGAAAATATTCTAACGATAGCCCGTAAAGCTTTGTAAAATTTCATGATCAATTAAGTCAAGTTTTTCACTCGAAAGCTTTACGCCGCTGAGTATGTCAAAATTTGTTTTCGGATCGTATATCCTCATCTTGCTAATAGTGCGAATTTGGCAAACTAAAGCAATACTACCTATTTTCATTTTATTTACTTCAAACTTCATTCGCTTAATAAGATCTAAATCACGATGGCATTCTTCGAGAGAAGAAGTAATCTGCTGAGATTCCTCTTCAAATGCATCATTAGAAAGTGCGGAAATGCGTTCCTTCAAGTCGATAACGCGAGAAGATAAAAACTTTTCCGTATAGGAGATTTTGGAAGTTAAATTTGTGAATAATTCATTGCCTATGTAAATATTTCCTAGATGAAGATGATTTAGGTCAGTTTTGCTTTTAACAGAAGTGAGAGGAACAACTGTGACGATTGGGGAATTTTTAGAGTTATTTCTATCTAAAACAACGCAATAATGTAATCCCCCCTCTTCGCTACCGACATTAAAGCCTAGATGAGCTTTAATAATTTCGCCACGCTTATAGCGCCTCAAACTGTTCGCGGAAAAATCAGACTCAAAGCCCAAAAAAGAGGACCAATCTTTAAGCCAGTAACTTAATTTGTCAGCTTTCCCCATAAGTTTAAAATCATCACTCTCGATTAAAGAATCTAAGTAGGATGAAAACTTTAAGATAGCTTCTTCTTTATGAACCAACAAATCATCTTTAGAAATTTTACGCCCCATAATATTTTACCTCATTTCTTTTGTTTGTATTACGCCACATTTATATAAACGCTGAAGCGATTATATCATTTCCATAACTCCTAGATAAGGAATAAAATAAATAATGTAATTATCTAAAGTAGCATATTCGCCATATTTCCCGGTATAACAGTCAATAGCCTCTTGCAAGTATTCTTCTGTAACATGTAAATGTTCCGCAACTTCAAATCTATTTTGACATCCGGCTTTGAATGCTGATACAATTCCGCATAGACCGATCATTCGGTTATATCCTTGTAACCGAGCCTGTCGTTCTTGTTTACGATTATAAAGATTATTCATATCTATCATATTCCCATAAGAAGTATAATGATGCCCAAGCTCTTCGGCAAGGACACAAGCTTTTTCAGCGGTTGTTTTTAAACCTTTATCAAGAGCAATATGCCCATCAATATAAAGTCCATCTATTTTTTCGATTACATTGTCGTTTCCGTTCAAATCGAAGGAATCATAAACACGCACATTATTATCAGCTGCATTTTGAAGCAATTCCTCGTATTTATTCAAAGTAATCCCTCCAATTATTTTTTCTCTTCTGTCTTAATAAAAGCGGCAAAAGCCTTTATTCTATCAAGCTGCTCTTCTGTATATTCGGTACCATCAAAGTGAGCAGCAATAGTAGTAATAGGATTGATAAGTCTAACTGTAGTTTTTTCTCTTCCTAACAAATAATCAATGCTTACATTAAAATAGTCAGCTATAGATTCTAATGTTTCATAATCAGGTTCTCTATCACCTTTTTCATACATACCTACGGTGCTTCTCGAAACTTTTAGAACTTTAGAAAGCTCATCCTGAGTTAATCCTTTTGATATTCTTAATGATTTTAGTATTTTATTGAAATCTCCCATTTATATCACCTCTTTTAATATAAATTATCACATTTCGTGAAAGAAGTAAATGAAAATGTCACATTTTGTGTTGACACGATTCGTGACGAGTGATATTATAATATTACACAGTAAAAAGATTACGAAAGGGGAGATACATATGATTGACGCAAAAGAGATTGGAAGTAGACTACTGAAACTGCGCGGAGAGACACCAAGAGAACTAGTTGCTTCCGAGATAGGGGTTAGCATATCAGCAATCGCAATGTATGAAAATGGCGAAAGGATTCCAAGAGATGGCATCAAAATTAAGTTAGCTAATTTCTATAAAAGAACTGTACAAGAAATTTTTTTTGACAAAGAATGTCACATATAGTGACGAATGTGTACAGGAAAGCAGGATAGGAGAACAGATGAACAGTTGCGAAATGAAGACAAGAAGAGAAGGACCTAATAGTGTGAAAGTAGTGCCAGTCATCGAAGTGAAAATAATGAAAGGGATTGGCATAGAAGGAGATAAGATGCGTGAGGTGACGGAATATTGGGATTTGAATGGGGATTTCTTGGCAGAAAGAGATACCGACCCCACTCTGCTTTGTGATCTGACAGAGTGGAAATCGGAAAGACTTAAGAAAGTCATTGAGGATTTTGTAGAAACTCAGAAGCTTCAAGATAAGTAAGTGCGTAGTTAATATACGCAACTGTTGCAGAAATGAAATGCTTCAAATTCGAAATATCATAAGATTCATGCTTTCTGATGTAATGTGTTTCGTCATTACCGATCCAAGCGGAAGCCTTTGCGAGGACCTTGATTTGCGGTTCTTCAATAAAGGTGTTGATACATTTGCTTAAAGGAGAATTTTCAATATCAGGCCGTGAATCCGGATATTTAAAAATAGCATAATCTTTAATTAGAAACTCAAGAGACTTACGATACCCCATTCCGCAAATGTCCTTAAAACCTAGATTTTCGGATTGCTCAGATTGACGATATATTTCTACAAATTTAGGAGAAACCTTTTTTATGCGATCAGAGAAGTCCGTAGTAGATTTCGGAGTTGGATAGACTTCATCAATGGATATATGACACGCATTATCGTCAGAAGTGGAATATTGTACAAAAAAGCAACGTTCGCAGTGCGGACAGTAAAAAATTGAATAAATTGTCGTGAGTCTATCAGAAAGAAAAATACGAGTAGAGGTTATGTAATAACTGCATACTGGTAGCTCTCCATAAGCGATATTGCATGAAGGACATTTATTAGGCAATTTTACATTAAAGCTCTTTTCACGTTGATCAGGGTCAATAGAATACGCAGTAATATCTTTATGCATAGTAATTATAGTTCCTTTCATAATACTCGGCATTGGTAGATGCCTGTAATCAAAGTATAGGAGGATGAAATGAAAAAATCAATAAAGCGAGGTAAGAAAAATGATTATTAAAATAGAGGGAAAAAACGAAATTTTAAAGGAGTTAGAGGAAGCAAAGAAACATATAGAAGAAGCATCAGCGATTCTTTATCGCGCTCCTACAAAAGTAAAGATCGTATTAGAGGAATGTGAAGAAAGGAAGGATATAGATTAGATCACTGGAAAAAATTTGATTTATGCGCGGAGCACATGCGCAGGATAGGAGGAGAAAGGAGTTGCAAAGGAACAACGAAGAAAAGGCAGCAGGTAGCCTTAGTGAATAGTACATTAAAGCCCATTGTTAAAATTCCTTCTAAAATCTACTCATACACATATTCACACTTCGCTGTTCCTTTGCAGCTCCTTTAAAAGAGAGCTGCATCGCCGGAGAGGAGAAAAATAAAAAAATACAGCAAGTACAAGGGTAAGTTGTACTTGCTGTGCTACATAAGCATTAGCAGGGAGGTAATGCCATGATCACAAAAACAATAAAAAATGGAAGCGCAGTCATCAGAATAGATGATAGCTGCTGTAAAGATGTAACACCAGAAAAAGCACAAGAAAGAATCAATAATTTTGCAGCAATCATTACGAAAGCAGAAAGAGAGCAAAGAGAAAGGACAGCATAAAATGAGTATTTTAGGATTTTTTAAAAAACATGAAAAAATTGAAACATATGAGAAGAGAACAGCTCCGATGGCAAAAATCATTCCGTTTCCGGAGAAAGAAAAGAAAGAAAAGAAAGGACTGGAAGAATTGAAGTTGATTGATATTACCCACCCAGTAAAAAAGAGCGCACGGTTGGGGAACCGATAATGCGCTCAAGTAATAATCCAATTTAAGTATAAAGGGAAAAAGAAGGAAAGTCAAATGATAAGGGAAAAAGCTGAGAAGATTTTGCCTGCAATAGGAATCGACATGCACTTAAAAGGAGCACAGTACATTGTATACATCATGGAACTATTTGAGGAAGGCTGGGAATGGAAAACAGTAAAAACGATGATCCTCTACGAAAAAGTGGCCATGAAATACAAAGTGACATGCGGAGCGGTAGAGAGAGCCATCAGATACGCATTTGGCGAAGCGTTAAGCAGAGGAAACCTAAAAATGCTATCCCAGTATTTAGATACTGCAGAAACGCAAAACAGAAAGCTACTGGAAAGCCTATACACGAATCTGAGCAAATATAAAACCCCAAAGGAGCACCTGGAAGAGACCAGGAAAGAAACAATACAAATGCTGCGTTATGTAAAGACGGAAGCAGAAAAATTGTTGGAAAATTTGGAAAAAGAAAACCCCTACGATTTGGGAGAACCGTAGGGGTAAGCTATACAGCTTTGAATAATCACCTTTAGTATAAAGTTTGTATGGCAGGATGTCAAGAAAATGAAGAGGAAAGAACCTCTTTTTAAACTTGATTAGGATATTAAACTTACGACTAAGGGAGGCAGAAAATGTACAAGAGGGATATATGGACCTTTAAGGACTCTATGGAGGTAGAAGAGAAGCACACCGGGAGATATGGAGCACCAGGACAGAAGCGGGAAAAGAAAAAGAAAGCCACTCCGGAGCAGATTAAGAAGCAGAACCAGTGGATGAAAGTGAGAAAGGTAAGAAGACTGATCAAGTGGAACTTCGGGGAAGGAGATTACTGGCTGACTTTTACATATAGACCATCTGACAGACCAAAGAACATGGAGGCTGCCAAAAAGGACATGTCAAATCTCTTAAACAGATTAAAGTACCACTACAAAAAGCAGGACAAGCAGTTAAAGTGGATCCTAAAGATGGAGCAGGGAGCAAGAGGAGCAATACACGCGCATATGATCCTAAACCGGATTGATGGAGGAGATCTACTCCTTGCCAGGCAATGGAAAAAGGGAAGAGTCCACATGCAGCTGTTGTATGAGGAGGGCGGATTCCAAGATCTGGCAGAATACATTGCCAAGAAATCAGATTCGTCTCAGGGAGAGCCGTATTCCAGATCTCGAAACATGATAGAGCACGATCCGGAAACCAAGGTCATGAAGCGCAGGACATGGCAAAAGGAGATAAAGCCTCCAAAAGGCTATTATGTGGACAAGACCTCCGTCATAGAGGGAATCAATCCAGTAACCGGATACCCATATAGATACTATACATTAATCAAGATAGGGGGGGATACGAGTGTACAAGGTAAACATATACATCGAGGCGGATAAAAAAGCACCGCAACGATTGGAAAGAAGATACTGTTTCCTCCTGGAGTACATCCGCAAGAGTGGAAAAGCAGAAACAAGATTTGCCTCGAAGAAAGCATGGAATACTTACAACGCAGCAGTCATAGAGGCCGCTGCTGAAGCTTTAAGAAGATTAGAACAAAACTGCGAAGTGTTGATTTATACAGACAACAGATATGTAAAGGGAATGTTTGAGACACAGCTGGATACATGGGAAAAGAAAGACTTTAAAGCGAGCACCGGAAGGGATGTTGCTCACAGAAAAGAGTGGGAGAAAATCAGCGCATATAGACGGCGGCACATCATAAGGTTCATTGGGAATGACTGGGAACATACGAATTTGCTTCGAGAGGAGATGGAGAAATGCAAAGTGAACTAGAAATTGCCAAGAAAGAAGCCCGATCCATATATGACGGAGCTGATAGGGGCAGATACATAGGCGAGGAGCAGTTAAGGGGCACGACTTACTACTTTTATTACAATGGCCACGAATACCTATACGAAACAGATTACGACCGAAAACAAGAGGAAAAGAGGAGAAAACGCGATGAAGAAAGAAGAAAGACTAAGACGAGAAGGTATGGCTTACGCGCTTAGAGTAGCAAAAGAAAAAGGAATTGAAGCATTGGAAAGTGACATGAAAGCAAGGGGAATCCTGGAACTCCCTCTTGCGATGAAAAGCTATGACGGCATGAGAGAACTCTACAACATGCTTGCAATGCGGATTGTATCCACGATCAAAACAACAACACTGTGGACACTGCACGAGAAAGAAAAGTGGGGGAAAACGAGGCTAAAAAGGTTTGAAGATAACCTAAACAAGGTATGTGCCGACTGTTTAGATTTAGACCGTTTTGGGGGTAGCTATGTAAGAGTAAGCGATTATGCAGCAGAATTGATCGAAAAATATGATGTGGACTTAAACTTTGAAACCTTAAGTCAAATTGACGAGGAAAACACCAAAGCAAGAGGGCAATACATCTCTGTCGAGGCAGTAGCAGAAATCCTACGCACTGCCGGATTAGACGAAGTAGCAGATGAAATCATCAGAAAGGTGGAGGAGAACAGATGAAAATAACAAGCATCGTAAATTTAAAAGGCGGTACTGGGAAAACAACCACCAGTGTGGCCATGATTGAACTCCTCTCCAGAAAAGAGAGGGTGCTGGCAATTGACAACGACAAGCAAGGGAATCTCTCTCAGGCATTTAAAAAATACACCCCAGAGCGCATGATTGGAAGTTCCGTCATGCTTTTAACTGGAAAAGCGAAGGGAAACATCATGCTTACCGACAATCCTTGCATAGACATTATCCCGTGCAACATTTACATGGAGCAGGCAGAAAAAGAAGTGTTACTCGGAAATGTAGCGCAGCATGATCGGTATCAAAAGGCACTGTCTCAGCTGATAGGATATGAGCGCTGCATAATAGACAACCCTCCGGATATCGGAATGAATGTGATAAACGCTCTGATCGCATCGGATGAGATAATAATTCCAATTAATCTGGACAATTACTCCCTGGACGGAATGATCGAGATGATGAATCAGATCCAGAACATCACAGAGATCAACCGAAAAGCCAACCTCACCGGAATCTTAATCACAGACTTTGAAAAAACCGAAGCTGCACTGCAAGCCGAAGAATGGCTGCGGAAAGAATATGGCAAACGAATCTTTAGCATAAAAATACGGCATTCCCGGCAGGCAAAGGATGCAACGCTCTGCCAAGTGCCGGTAACGCAGTACTCTTCCCGGTGCGGAGCCACCCAGGATTATAAGAAGTTTATCGAGGAGTATCTAAGGAGGGAGAGATAATGGGATTTAATGTACTGGACACATTAAACAGCAAGAGTAGGCAGCAGGCGCAGACCGGCCAGTTGAGTAATTGGTACGCAAACATGACCTACGAGGAGACCAAAGCCGGAATCCGAGACGGAATCACCAAGATCAAGGAGTCTTTTGTGGAGGTTGGGTATTGTCTCCGCAAAATCCAAAGGACGGAGGAATATAAAGCAGACGGATACAAAGACATCTGGGAGTTTGCGGATCAAGAATATGGACTGCACCGTAGTACCGCCAGCAGATGGATGAAAATGAACGAATTGTTTAGTCAAAATGGCGAAAGTCCTTACCTTAAAGAGGAGTATCAGCAGTTTGGAAAGAGCCAGTTGCAGGAAATGCTTTACTTGGAGGAGGACACCCGGCAGCTGATCACAAAAAACATGACAGTAAGGGAGATCAGAGAGCTGCGAAAAACAGAGGAAAGCATTGGAAATCCAATGCAAGAAGAGATTCCGGGACAGATGGAAATCCACGATTATCCGGAAGTGGTAGAAGGAATAACTGAAGAACCTTTCCCGGAGCCTCAAACAATCGCAGAAGAGCAGCAGGAAGAACCTAAAGAGGAAATAATCGAAGCGGAATACAAAGAAGCATTACCGGTTTTAAAGAACAAAGAAGAGCGGGAAGCGTTTTTAAACGATTACCACAAGTGGCCGGTATGGTGTAAAAACACCTACACCGAAGAAACATTCTACCGATACGACCTTCCGGATGGATCTGCGATAATCGTAAAAGAGTATCCTTACACAAGCTGGCAATGGAAAGGCAAGGTACAGACGGAAAAGTATCTCTTAAAGCCGGACACAAAGCATTTTGCGGATGGAAAAACCAATATCACCGCCCTAATCGAGCATCTGAAGGAGGTCGGAAAGTGTCAGAAATGATGTTCCCGAAGCCGGGGAAAAGGAAAAAGACCAGAAAGAAGACAAAATCCATCATGCACCAGAAAGACGGAACATGTTATCTGTGCTGCCTATCTGGAAATTACAGAAAACATGCTTGCGTGCAAGAACATCATGTCTTTCCTGGAGCGGATCGGAAAAACAGCGAAGAAACCGGATTAAAGGTATATCTCTGAGTGCGGCATCACACCGCCGGACCGGAGGCGGTACATAATAACAAGGAAAACGACATGATCTTAAGGAAGCTTGCGCAGCAGGCTTACGAGCGTGATCACACCCGCGAGGAGTTTAGAGCAAAGTTTCAGGAGGACAATTTGACAGGAATTGTGGATAACACACCGGAACCCAAACAGGAAAAGTGGACAGATGGATTCCATTTTCTCGATGAAGCCTTATGATCTAAGGATTTAATATATCACGCAGTAACTCATCAACCTATCGGAGGAGGGGCAGATCGCCCCTCAGAAAGGAGCCAGAAAATGAAACGAGACAAAGCGGTAAAGAAGATATTGGAAAAGGGGAAGCCCTGGCAGAGGTTGGTATTAATACACCTGATGCGGGCAAGAATGGACTTTGCCCTCTCTGCGGAAGAAGAGAGGGCCCAGGAAGAAATCGAAAAAATCATAAATAAATTTGTAAACAAGGTAATAAAGGAGATCAACAGTGAAGCTTGATATACCACCACACAAGAAACGTTGCGCAAAGTGCAAATACAGCGTAAAACTGCAATCCACAGTCTTATGTGACTATCTGGAGAAAACCGGTCACAGAAGAGAATGCGATGCAGAAACATGTACAAAATTTGAATCAAGAAGGAGAAAGAAAAATGATTAAAACAGAAAGAGGAACAACAGAAATCAAAGGAGAAATCAGTGAAATTTTAACAGACTATGAGATGATTGCACGAGCAATGAAAAGAGTCCTGACGGAAGAAATGGGAGAAGAAAAAGCAACAGAAGCTTTGAAAGATGCAATCGAAAACTCCAAGATGAGCGAGGAAGAAAGAGTGAAGAATATGATAGATAAAGTCAAAAGGGAAATAGTAAAAAACATCTTGGGAATAAAAAGAGAAGAATGAGAAGAGCCAGACTGGTGGGAAGAGCCGTGTGGCTCTTTCCGGGCAGAAGCCGATAAGAGGATATGGAAGGAGAAAGAGAATGATTTGGATCAAAGAAGGAAATATAGAAATAGAAGGAACAGTGGAGGAAGTCAGAGCAGATTACACCATAATAACAAAAGCAGTAAGGAATAGTCTGGCCAAAATGATTGGAAAGGAAAATGCTGATAAAGAGTTGGATAAAATGGTGGCATTGGCCAAAATGGAAATAGATGACTTGGTGGAGGCTTGCTCGAAAGGAGCGACACCGGAGGAAAAAGAAGAACTGAAAAGAATACTGAAGGAAGAGACGGGAGAAGATTAGAAAATGGAAACAAGAATGGATAGAATCACAACCAGAATGATGGAGCATATCTGCGATAATCTCTGCAAGTATCCAGATCAGCTGAACGAGGAAGAATTAGAAGAGAAATGTGCAGAATGCAAGATTGGAAAATATGTATGCGACATCTTAAACCACAACAACAAATGCAAAGAGATCTGCGAGGAGTGTACAGATTGCAGATGGCAGCAGTTAAATGGCGGTACCTGCAAAGGCGGTAAGGCAAGATGTGGGCAGTTTGTTAAAGAAAGGGCATAAGAAGATGGAGAGATTAACAATTCCGGACGAGAAAATCGATGGGGGAATGAAAAGAACGTGTGTTGATGGCAGAGAAGTAAAAAAATATGCCATGACATTATACTGGGCGCTGAAAAAATATGAAGATACCGGACTTACACCGGAACAAGTGAACGAGCTGAAAGAGCGATATACGAAGAAGAAGCCAGACGAGAATGGATGCCCAGAGAAAACACATTATAAATGCCATAATTGCGGATACATACCATTAACGATATATGCAGATGGGTATTGTCTTGGGAATATGCCGAATTACTGCGAACAATGCGGACAGAAAATTGATTGGAGCGAGGTAGAAAATGGACGAGAAGAAAGTTAGAGAAGCGATAGAACTTATTAGAATGGAAATTAATACTCTAGAAGGAATTGAAAATTGCGGGAGAGTAATAGAGGCAAGAAAGAAAAAACATATAGCACTATGTAATATCGCAATCAAAGCACTGAAAAAGCAGTTGACGAAGAAAGTAGATTTTGAAGAAGATGTAGCAGAAAATATGTGTGTGGAATGCCCTTCTTGCGGTAGTTTTTTGGGATATCAGGTTGAGTGTTTGGACGAAAATTATCAGTTTGATTATTGTGAACACTGCGGGCAAAGGCTTGATTGGTCGGAATAGGAGGGTGGCAGAATGAAAGAGCAAACATTTGAAGGTATCCTATACATGATTAAAAGATCGTGCGACAAGAATTTTTACAAAGGCACTGATTGCGATGGAATAAAACCAGAAATTGTAAGGTGTGCAACGGATATTTACATCGAGCAGATGAGACAGAATGGAGGGAAGAAAAATGAGCAAGAGATATAAGTGCAAGAAAACTTTCTGCGTAGATAAATACGACGATGCTGGTTTCTTGATTGAAAACGATACAATTGTGATTGAAGAAGGCAAAATTTACGAGCTAAATGAAAGTGGTCACATGATGATTGGTGGCTCTGATCATGTTCATCTTGATGCTGTAGATGATGGATCATGGCTGGAAATTGCAAAAGAGACATTAGAAGAATGCTTTGAAATGGATGACAGTGATGATAATTATGAGTGCCCTTATTGTAGGAGTAATTTTGCGTATTAAAGAGAAGTTGTGGTTATATATAACTCTCAACCGATTTCAAAGAATGAGAATATTTTGGAGGTGGAGTAGGGAATGAACGTACTAGAGAAGATTTTGGAAGAGATAAATGAAAAAATTAAATTCGCTGAGAGAATGATGGTGGAGAAACCGTGTGACAAGTTAGATGAAATTGCAAATGATACAGCGGAATCATTTATAAGCGCATACGAAGCTTGTGGCGAAACCATCCGCTCTCACATAGATGAAATCCCAAACTGTGAAGGATGCAGCAGGAGAAAGTGGTATCAAAAAGGATTTGAGGACGGAAAGAAAGACAGTGACTGGATTCCGGCAGAAGAGAAGTTGCCGGAAGAAGGGACGGGACAACTTATAGTAACAGATGAAGACGGTAACGTCTACATGAATATAACTTATGGATATGCGGAAGATGATGATAAAGAACCAACATTTCATAGATGGGATGAAGAATGGTGGTGTTGTTATAAATATCGCGTCGTTGCATGGAGATTAAAGCCAGAACCATATATCAAGAATCCAAAATAGACACGCCTTTAGCATTATAAGCAGCCTGAAGGAATGTATGTATCATATCACTGGTCATTGTCATTCCTTCGGGCATCTGAAAAGAAAAGGGATTGTCTGGAATGGAAAGAAATTCTTGGTACAGTAGAAAAGTTTCGTAAGATTCATATTTTTGATAATTATACATAGAAATGTCTCCTTAGATTTAAAAAAAGAATTGATAAGCCAATTATAACATCCAAGGAGGCAGCAGTAAAGGAGGGAAGAAATGAATAAAGAAGGATATAAAGATCCAACAGCAGACAGAGCGATCGCGCATGCAGAACACATCCCAAAGCATGTTAGACAAGTATTGGATCTGTTGGAGCAGGCAGCAGGGATCGCCGGATTCCGGATCAAAAGCATAGAGATCCAAGATCGGGCTACAAAAGAAAGGTTCAGACGGCGCAGATGAAGAGGAGAGTATAAAGAGTTAAGTGTCGCGGAGCATTTAACAAGAAAGGGGCTAAACATTGGACAAGGCAATATTAGTTGAATACACGGCAATGAGAGAAGAAATAAAAGATATAAAGAGGAGAATAAGAACTCTTGAAAAAGAAATAGAAAATATAACAGTAGTATCCGATTCCGTGAAAGGAACACGACCAGACGGAACGTATGGAAGCATTAAGATTACAGGTTATCCATTTCCGGAAGAGGTTAAAAAGAAAACGTATCTGAAAAGATATAAAAGGAAATTGGAAGAAAAGGAAGAAGAACTGTTGGAGCTGATGACAGAAGCAGAAGAGTACATTGAGAGTATTCCAAAAAGTGAACTCAGAATAATGTTTAGGATGTATTTTATAGACGATATGACATACATACAAGTAGCAGAATACATGAATAGAATATTCCCCAAACGGAAAGTAAAGTACACGGATGAGAATGTAAAGAAAAGAATCCAAAGATTTTTTGAAAATTTTGAAAATGTCCCACAATGTCCCGAAGAAAAGTAGTAATATGTTATTGCTACAAAGTAACTACTTCGTGAATTTTAACTCTTACCCGAGGCGACCGAGAAAAGGTTGCCTCTTCTCACGTTACGGATACTTGGCGCAGTGGTAGCGCAGCAGTCTTATAAACTGTGTGTCGCCGGTTCGATTCCGGTAGTATCTATTTAAAATTATTAAAAACTTTCCTGAAAAAGTATTGACATATGGTAAACCATATATTATAATATAATTGTAAGGAAGGTGGTGAGAAGCTGATGAGCAAAAAGAAGCACAAGAAAAAAGAGAGCTTAACAAGATTGATAATCGAATTGTTAATTTCGCTTGGGACGTTTTTAACTGGGATTGCAAATCTTATTGAAGCTCTCAAATAGGGAATGGGGCGAAAGCCCCAACCCTTTAATAAAATTATAGCTCATCTGAGAAGAAATGAAAAGAGTAAAATTTAGGGAACTATTTTTATTGTTTGCAGTGGTATCCTTTGTTGCATCTGATAGGGATATTTATTCAACCATTCTGCTTATTTTGGCATCTGTTTATTTATTGATAGATGTAGTGCCGAAATTATGGAAGGAGTGGAAAAGATGCCGATAGGAAAACCGAAACCACAAACAATCGCATCAGAAAAGTATCAGAAGAAAGCTGGGTGGATGACAAAAGGATTCAAACTGAAAAGAGAATTAGTAGAACAATTTGAATCTGCCTGCAAGGAAGCGGGAGTCAGCCAAGCTGGAAAGATAAGCGAGCTGATGCGAGAATTTATTGAAGAAGTGAATAGCAAATAACAGTGAAGCATCTGGCGAAAGCCGGGTGCTTTTCTGCGTCCTGAGCAAAGACGGTAAAAGGCTCTGGGCAAATGCCTATGTTGTGCGATGTAGCACATATACATAGCAGGATAGAGCAGTCGGAAGCTCGCCAGTCTCCTTAGCTGGAAGTCGGAGGTTCGAGTCCTTCTCCTGCAACTCAAGGAGGTACCATGACAGAACATGACATTGCATTTGTAAAAAAATGTATAAAAGAAAACATACATAGATTTTATACATGGGGGAAGTGGAAAGCAAAACGCGAAGAAGTCCTGAAGCTCGACAAATATGAATGCCAGATATGTAAGCAGAGAGGGAAGTATAAGAAAGCCACAACAGTCCATCATGTAAACTATGTAAAGAAGCATCCAGATAAAGCATTAGAAATCTGGTATTACTTTAAGGGAGAGAAAAAAAGAAATCTCATAAGTCTCTGCCATGAATGTCATGAAGAAGTACATGGATACCGTAAAAAAGAAAAGAAGAAGCCATTGACAGAGGAGAGATGGTAAAAATGAGAGAGTACCCCCGGTCGAAAAAAATCGGGTTTTAATTTGGCCGTTAGAGACCGGTGGGTGCTCTTGACAAAAGAGATTTTTCCGCGCGCGTGTGAAGGAGGGGTGGTCTAAGGGCGAGAAAAACGAGAAAAGAAATATTAAGGGAAGAAATCAAAGATGACCTTTTGGAGCAGTTGGCCAAGAATGGGACCACTGGGAAATATTACATCGACTTAGTAGATAAATACATGGATTTTTGGGACCTGGAAAATGACCTGATTGCAGACATAAAAAAGAGAGGAGCTGTTGTCAAATATGACAATGGAGGAGGTCAAAAAGGACAGAAGAAAAATGACTCCATAGATCAGAGAATTAAGGTAAGTGCACAGATGCTGAAAATACTCGACAGCATTGGAATTAAGCCGGTTTCCGGAGATCCGGGAGATGATGACGATGAGCTGTAAAATCCATCCATATATCCAGGAGTGGATTGACATTGTTGAGCATAAAACCTATGCAGTGTGTGAGGATCAGGAGCTGCTAATTAAGCATGTAAAATGGTGCTTCGAAAACGAAGATATTTTTGTCGATGAGGAGCAGTTTGAAAAGTATATGGGACTTACCAAATACTTCCCATTTGAGGATATTTTCCCCTGGCAGAAGTTTGTGATCGGACTGCATGACTGCACATATTGGAGCAAATCAGGGCTGCCGAGATGGCCGGATTTGCTCTGTATGTTGGGGAGAGGAGCGGGGAAAGATGGTACGATCGCGGTAGAATCTGCGTGCTTAATGTCCCCATATAATGGTATCCGGGAGTACGATGTTGATATTTGTGCGAACAATGAGGACCAGGCAATGAGACCGGTGCAAGATGTCATAAATGCATTTGAGCAGCCATCTGTTGTGAAAAAGCTAAAGAAGTTTTTTTATTGGACAAAAGAAAAAGTAGTGAGTCTGAAAACCAAAAGCGTTATGCGAGGAAGAACGAACAGTCCAAAGGGAAAGGACGGTTTGAGATCTGGAATCTGTATCTTCAATGAGATCCATCAATATGAAGATTATAAGAATATCAATGTATTTACAACCGGTCTTGGAAAAAAGAAACATCCGAGAAGATCTTACTATACGACAAATGGTGATGTCCGGGAAGGACCACTGGATGATCTGCTGGAAACAGCAGAAGGAATCTTGAGGGGAGGAGAACCGGACAATGGTCTTTTGCCTTTTATTTGCAGACTGAATAAAAAAGAAGATGTCGATGACGAAACAAACTGGCCGATGGCAAACCCATCTCTTCCGTATTTGCCAAACCTGCTGGAAGAGATCAGGAAGGAATATCGGGAATGGAAAAAGAATCCGAGAAGGCTGCCAGCATTTATGACGAAACGAATGAATATTCCGGAAAATGCAGAAGAGATGAGCGTAACAGATTGGGAGAACATAGCAGCCACCAATATTATTCTTCCAAATTTGGAACGATGGAGCTGCACTTGTGGAGTGGACTATACAAAATTAAATGACTGGGCTTCGGTGGATCTACATTTTAGAGACGGAGACCAAAGATATGATATAAGCCATTCGTGGATGTGTCTGCAATCAAATGATCTGGAAAGGATAAAAGCTCCGTGGAAAGAATGGGCGGATATGGGAAGACTGACTCTGGTAGATGAAAATGAAATACATCCATCAGTAATTACAGAATATATTCAGCAAGCAAAGAAAAAGTATAACATCAAAAAGCTTGCAGTTGATGATTTCCGGTTCGCATTGTTGGCAAAATATCTAAAAGAAATAGGGTTTGATTTGAAAATAAACAAAAATCTGAAACTAATCAGGCCATCAGATGTCATGAGGGTTGCACCAGTAATTGATAGCTGCTTTACAAATCGGTGGTTTAATTGGGGGGATGCACCGGAGCTTCGCTGGGCAACAAACAATGCGAAGCTGATCAGGCATGGGAGAAAGCCAGGAAAAGAAGATGATGCTGATATGGGAAATTTTGTGTATGGGAAAATTGAAGCGAAAAGCAGGAAGACGGATCCGTTTATGGCACTGGTGGCAGCAATGACTATAGAAGATGAGTTGCCGCAGAAGAGACCAAAGCCAACCCCGGCAACGATGGTATACAGCTATTAAGGAGGTGAGAGTAGGAAGTTAAGCATAAAAGACTGGCTGATCAAGAAGTTGGGAGTCGGAAATATCAGCATTAACATGCAGGATATTATGGATGACAAAGAAGTGCAGGGAGCCATCTATGAGATCTACCTCAGAGAACTGGCTTTTTGGACTTGCGTAAATAAAATTGCAAATGCAGTGAGCAAATGCGAGTTTAAGACTTATGTAAAAGGGAAAGAAGTTAAAGATGCAGAGTATTATCTTTGGAACTATGAGCCGAATCAAAATCAGAATGCAGCAGGATTTGTGAACAAACTGATTGGAAAATTGTACAGAAACAATGAATGTCTTGTTGTAGAAGTAAACCGAAAACTGTATGTAGCTGATTCTTATTGCAAAGAACCTTTTGCCCTGAAAGATTATGAATTTAGTGGGATTGTTATTGACGGATATGAGCTGTCGGAAACATTAAGAATGTCAGATGTCATGTTTTTTGAACTGAACTCAAATGACATGAGAAAGCTGATGAATGGAATGTATGAGACGTACTCTAAATTGATTGTGTATGCTCAGGAAGCATACAAAAAATCAAGAGGAAAAAAAGGAATTTTAAACGTAGAAGCAATCGCTCAGGAAGATGATAATTTTAACGAAAATTTCAATCAGTTGATGACGGAACATTTCAAAAACTTTTTCAGTAAAGAAAATGCGGTACTCCCGTTATTTAATGGATATAACTATCAGGACATATCAGACAGCGGAAAGACGTATTCCACCGAATCTACAAGAGATATCAAATCACTTGCAGATGATATATTTGAGTTTACTGCCAGAGGATTTTCCTTCCCGCCGAGCCTTGCAAAAGGAGATGTGCAGGATACGAGCAAAGCGATTGATGAGCTGCTGACGTTTGTCGTAGATCCGTTGGTTGAGATGTTGCAGCAGGAGATCAACCGGAAACGTAATGGATACAAAGGATTTAAGAATGGAACATACGTCAAAATTGAAACACTTGCGGTAAAACATATTGACATCTTTGACATCGCGACACCAGTGGACAAGTTAATATCCAGTGGAGCCTTTACGATTAATGATATTTTAGAAGTGCTCGGAAAACCTAAGATTGAAGAAGAATGGGCAAATCAGCATTTTATGACCAAGAATTACAGTAAGATTCAAGATTTACTTTCTGATTTAAAAGGAGAGAATGCAGAGAATGGAGAAAATTGAATGCAGGGGAGAAGTCATGCTAGGGTATGTTCCGAGCCTCCCTAAAGAAGCGGAAAAGCATAGTGAAAGACTATGTCTTATTTTAGTTCCATAGGTAGGGTGGAAAGATTTTGAAAAAATATATTGACTTTTGGATACATGATTGATATATTAAGTGTGTAACCACTTAAAAATAAATGTGTAACCAAAAAGGAGGTGCAAATAATGTCTCCAGCAAAAGGAAGACCACCGTCAAAGAATCCTAAAAACATTGATACGAGAATAAGACTATCAGAACAAGAAGCAGAAATGCTAGAATTTTGTAGTAGTAAGACTGGGTTGACAAAAGCAGACATCATAAGAAGAGGAATTAAGAAAATTTATGATGAGATTGTACTCGACAAATTCAAACAATAGAAAAAGAGATTCGCCTACCTACCAAGTTTAACGAATCTCTAGTGAAAAAACACAACGAAAAGGCTGTGCTATTTACAATATAACACATCCTTTTCATAAAATCAATGAAAGAGGATTAAAAAGCATGAACAAATTAGAAATAATAGAAAATGAACTTGTCCCAGTATACGAGACAAGCACTGGAGAAAAAGTAGTATACGGATCAGAACTGCATGAAGTTTTAGGTGTAAGAACACCTTACAAAGACTGGTCTACGCGTAGATTAAACGATATTGATGCCGTAGAAAATGAAGATTTTGAAGCCGCTCAAATTTGCGCACCTTCTGGTCAGACTAAAAAGGACCATATCATCAAACTTGATATCGCCAAAGAAATGGCAATGCTCGAGAGAAATGACAAGGGCAAGGAAGTACGCAGATATTTTATCCGTGTAGAAAAGAAATACAAAGCAGCATCCCTTGCCACACAAGAACTTTCACCGCAGCTGCAGGTTATGATTAACTTGGAAATTGAGCAGAAGCGCCAGGCGGAGAAGATTGAGCATGTGGAAGAACGGATTGAAAGCATTCGGGAAGTTGTGGCAATCGACACGACATCATGGAGAGATGATACTGGAAGAATTTTAAGGAAAATCGGTATGGAATGCGGAGACAGTAAGTCTTACCAAGATGTAAGAGCAGAGTCTTATCAGCTGTTGGAAAAGCGCATGGGAGTGAATGTAAAACAGAGACTTACCAATAAGCGCAGGAGAATGGCAGATGAGGGAGTTTGTAAATCCAAAAGAGATAAATTGAATTATCTTGACGTGATTGCGGATGATAAGAAGCTGATTGAAGGATATACGGCTATCGTGAAAGAACTGGCTATCAAATATGGGGTGGCGTAGTGTAGCGGACAGAAGATAAGGAAGGAGGGATATTAAGTGCTGCGAAAGATTTATGAGGAATTAGTGCTTATAAGAATTGAACTCCAAGCCATTAATAACAGCTTGGAGAACATTTCGGAATACAAAGAAAAATTAAGACTTATGCAAAAGCGATTGGATGATGGAAGAAGAATAGGAAAATTATTTTGAAACGTCTAATTCTTCAATTATTCCATATAAAGCAGTAGATATTGATGATTTTAACATGAGATGCAAGGAGTCTTTGATAGCGAGACTTTCAGCGTAACCTTTAGAATAATCAAAATACTTTGCAAGATTTTTGCTGAATTCTTTTTCAAATTCAACAACTCCGCGGTCGGCTGCTGCTTGTGCTATAAATTCAATTTTATTTTTACTTATTTGTTTCGACACGATAATTCTCCTTTCGTAATTATTCCGACTGGTACTCGGTAATTACAGTATAGGAGATACACAGATAAATGGCAATAAAGATACATAAGAACGCGAAACAAGGACAAACAGCGGAGCATATCTTTAAGAGAGGTGATGAGAAATGAAGCCGGATATGGAAAAAATCATAGCGGTATTGATCTCCTTAATAGAGGAGCAGGAACATGTAGAAATTGACTACACACTTGAAAAGATTACAGAAGAGAAAACCGCTTAGGCGGTAGAAAGGAGGTGGACAAGCATGATTTTTGGGAAATTATTAAACAAAGAAGGAGAAGTAGAGCAGTATGAGAAGAGAGAAACACTTGCAAATGTCATTCCGTTTAGACCAAAAAGAGGGTTGGAAGATTTGCAGCTGATTGACATCTCACGACCAATAAAAAAGAGCGCACGGTCTGCAAACCGGTAAGCGCCCTTATTAAATAATCCAATTACAGGATAAACGATAATAGGAGGAAAATCAAGATGAAAAAATGGGAATTTAATGATGATATACCGGCAGAGATGGCAGTAGAGCTGATTCGAGCGGTGGCGAGATTTTATGAAACTATTAATGATGAGTATATATCGTCGACTGATAGAACAGTTTTGGCAATATTAGGAATCGAAAGGGTTGGTGAGCTGCATGATTGAGCCTATCCCTAATTATGACGACAGAAAGACTACACCGCCGGATGATCCGGAAGCAAAAGGGTATTGCACCATCTGTGGTCAGCCCTTTTGGGAAGGCGATGCTATTTACACCATAGATGGGTGTGTCTGCGAAACGTGTTTGAAGGAAAATTACAGAGAATTTGCATAGGAGAGATGAAGTTATGACATTTGAAGCATTGCAGATCGCAAATAAAGAAATTAGCACGATTGACGTAAAAGGTAAGCAGTATGCAGAAGTGAATCAAAGAATCAAGGTTTTCCGCATGTTGTTTCCGAACGGATCTATTACTACTAAGATAGAGTCTTTGCAAGATGGTATGTGTGTGATGTCGGCAGAAGTAAGGGATGAATTTGGCTCCATTCTAGGTGTTGGACATGCCTACGAAAAAGAGGATTCAAGCTTTATAAACAAGACGTCTTACATAGAAAACTGCGAGACTTCAGCGGTTGGAAGAGCGCTTGGAATGTGCGGAATTGGAATTGATACAAGTGTTGCGAGTGCAGAGGAAGTATTGAACGCCATAAAGCAACAAAGCGAGTCAACTCAGATCACAGCAGCGCAAGTAAAGACATTAGAATCCTGTATTCCGAAACACGGTCAGACTGTGGAAAACGTGTGTCGTTACTATAAAGTTTCCGTTTTGCAAGATTTGACCGTAAGACAATTCATGGCGCTTATGCGTAAGATGGGTGAGGAATAATGAAACTCACCGGAATATTGAAAAAGCCGATTATTGATTACGATACACTGCGCCCAATGCTTGTATTTGCCTCAAATGAGGACTTTTCGCAAGCCTATGAAGAGTTGAAAGGCTACGACAAATTAAGCCTTGAAATCAAGCCATATCGCAAGAAGAGAAGCCTTGATGCAAATGGATATTATTGGACTCTAGTCGCAAAGTTGGGAAGAATCACAAAGAAGTCGAATCCAGAACTGCACAACGAACTGTTATGTGAATACGGCTATCCAGTCATCATAGATGGACAAGCAGTTAGGACACCGCTTCCAGATACTGAAGAGACTGACCGAAAGGTGCGGGATGCAATGGAATACCATCTAAAACCCACCACAGAAGTAAAAGAAGGAAAAGACGGCGTAATGTATCGGACCTACCTTTTAATGCGCGGGTCCAGTACATACAACACCGAAGAGATGGCACGTCTGATTGATGGACTGATTGACCGTTGCAAGGAAGCAGGCATGCCGGATTGTGAGATTGTATCGCCGGATGAAAAGCGAATTTTAAAAGAGAGGTATGGTGTCAATATTGACTAAAATACTGGAGAGCATTTTTACTAATGACATGAATCATTGCATGTTTACCGGAAGTTGTGACGTGGAACGACACCACATTTTCCACCATACACATAACGAGAGGATGCTGAGCGAGGAATATCGCTTTATTGCACCGCTTCGCCGAGATCTGCACCAAAACGGAAGATTTAGTGTGCATCAGAATCCGAATGGAAAACTTGATATTTATTTAAAACAGCAGTGCCAACGCTATTATGAGGAGCATTGTGGCACAAGAGAGGAGTTCCGGCAGGAATTTCACAAGAATTATTTATAGCCTTATGTCTCTTAGGAGTAAGGAATATATCACATGTTACTTGTAAATTTGTTTCATTCTCCTGCCGATTACGTCTGTCTGGCAGGAGGGAAAGGGGGAAGGAATGGCCGTAAACAGTAAGCAAAAGGGCGCCCGCTTTGAAAGGCAGCTTGCCGGTTTATTTAGAGACTATGGCTATACAGAAGCGCGTAGAACAGCGCAATACTGTGGGAATACCGGCGATGCATCGGATGTCGTGGGACTTCCCGGAATCCATGTCGAAGCAAAGCACCAGGAACGGATGCAGCTTTACGACTGGATGGATCAGGCAAAGCGCGATGCAAAGGCTGGAGGTGTAGAAATGCTGCCGGCAGTGTTCAGCAAAAAGAATAATCACAGCATACTGGTCACGATGGAGCTCGATGACTGGATGAAAATATACAGAGAATTTCAAGCAGGTATGGAACTAAAGGAGCGTGTAGAAGATGGCAAACAAGAGGATGTTTAATATTAAAATCGTTGATTCAGATGCGTTCTTAGACATGCCTTTATCTACGCAGTGCCTATATTTCCATCTCAATATGAGAGCAGATGACGATGGATTTATCGGAAACCCCAAGAAGATTATGCGCATGGTAGGATGCAGTGAAGATGATCTGAAACTTCTGATTGCAAAGCGGTTTGTCCTCACTTTTGAAAATGGCGTAATCGTCATAAAGCACTGGAAAATGCATAACTGCATCCAAACTGATCGATATACTCCAACAGTATATATTGACGAAAAGAACATGCTTTTTATTAAGCAAAATAAGTCTTATACACTGGATGAAGAGAAGAAATATATTCCAGTTTCCAAAACGGAAACAAAGCGGAATCAGAATGGAAACAGAATGGAAACAAATCGTATACAGTCTGTTTACACAGATATAGATATAGATATAGATAAAGATAAAGATATAGATTTAGATAAAGATATAGATATATGCCCTACGAACAAACCGCAGAAGCAGAAAAAAACTGCAAAACATAAATACGGGGAATACAATAATGTTCTTTTGACTGATACCGAGCTAGATAAGCTTAAAGATAAGTTCCCAGATTGGGAAGATCGTATTGAGCGATTATCTATCTATATCGAGTCTAAGGGTGCAAAGTATAAGAGCCATTATGCGACCATTTTGAACTGGGCAAGAAGAGATGGAAGTACTGCTAATGGCAGAGTAGTAAAGGCAAATAATACTCTTAGAAATGATATGAACGATCTTGACGATTTGTTTTAGGAGAAAAAGCATGAGGTGATAAACATGATAACGGCATTGAATAACATGATCGACAGCATAAGTCAAAATGTGCCGAAAGCTGAAAATGAGTACATGGGAGAGGATGGGCTGTTGCATTGCGCAGTCTGCCACAAAAGAACTCAGACGATTGTAGAGTTTGAAGGAGAAAAAAGAACGGTGCGTTGTATCTGCGATTGTAAACAGAAAGAGATGGAAGCGTACAAGCAGGCGGAAATACAAGCAGAAAACGAAAGAATGCGCAGGAGATGTTTTGCTGAAACAAATATGGCTGAATGGACATTTGCGAATGATGACGGGAAGAACCCTAAAATATCTAACGCTATGAAGCGATATTCCGATGATTTTAGAGATTTTAAGGTGGAGGGTAGAGGTTTATTGCTATATGGCTCAGTAGGCACTGGAAAGACGTATTACGCGGCTTGTATAGCGAATGCATTAATCGATATAGGATATAGCGTGCTTATGACAAACTTCGCAAGGCTGACAAATGAGATACAAGGTCGATTTGATGATAAGAATGAGTATATCGACAGTCTTAACAGATACAGCCTGCTGATAATAGATGATCTTGGAGCAGAAAGGAAGTCAGAGTATATGCAGGAAACAGTATTTAGCATAATCGACAGTAGATATCGTTCCGGGTTGCCGTTTATCATCACGACAAACCTATCAGCAGAAGAAATCAAAAAGAATGGAGACATCGGTTATAGCCGAATATATGACAGAATCCTAGAAAGATGTTTCCCGATTGAGGTTAAAGGAGAAAGCAGAAGACGGCAGAATTTGAAAAATAACTTCGCAGATGTAAAAGAAAGGTTAGGGTTAGCGTAATTGAGGAAAAATGGAAGTATGGCAGCATTTATCTATAAAGGGACGAAGAAGAAAAGAAAGAAGAAGGTGAGAGGCAAATGATATTTATGACGACAAACCGCACTGTTGTCCTTAGAGATGAGGACGGCAGTCGACAGCGGTGTAGATGTGGATGTGAGAGGTTTAAGAGAGTCACCAACGCAGGCAGAAGGTATAAGTGTGCGAGGTGCGGGAGGGTGTATTTTGTCAGGGAAAAGGAGTGATCCTATGCTATGGATGGCAGTGACTGCAGATCGATTTGAATTGCCTCTTTGCGTGGAAGAATCAGCAACTATCTTAGCAAGAAAATTACATACTACAGAATCAACAGTGCGCGCTAGGAAATTGAGGCAGAATAGCGGGAAGATATGCGGATATAGGATAGTGGCAGTAGAGGAGGAAAGATAAATGATAGAGATTAAATTACAGGATGGATATTTTATCGAGGTGGATCCATTAAATTACACATTGAGACAGAGATATTCCGGGAAGACAAAGGATGGCGAGGAGAAAGAATCCGTCAGAACACATGGATATTACGGAAGCATCCGGAAGGCAGTGGACAGATATATAACTCTTTCGCAGCTTGATTTTATGGACGGCATGAGCATCGACCTGAAAGAATATGTGGATTTGATTGAAAGACTTAATAAATCAGCTGTACAGAGGATTGAGAGTGCTATCGGGAGGTATCCGAAAGAATGAAGAGTAGTGCTATGAAAAAAAAGGAACTGGCTCCCGATGATGCGAAGTTATGCGCTAACTGCGGGAAGATGCTGATCGGAGAGTATGATTATGTGAAAACAAAGAGAGGAACAGAGATGTATTTCTGTAAAGGTTTGTCGTGTGGAAGAACGAAAAGAAGATAAGGAAGAACATACATGGCCAGAAGAGCCGTGCAGCTCCTTTCGGGAGGAGATAGAGAAGAGAATGGATAGAATAAAGAAAGTGACAAAGAAAAGCTATAAAGGTTGCGAAGCTTGCAGATGGCAGCGGTTAAATGGTGGCACTTGCAAAGGCGGGAAGGCAAGATGCGGGCAGTTTGTAGCGGAGAAGGAATGAGGTGAAATAGGCATGTTAGGCAAATGCAAAGCACCAAACACATGTATATGCAACTATGATTGCTGCTGCATAGAATGTCCGGAACATGACATTTGCAATATGCAGTGCGCAGACGTGGATAAGTACGAGTATTGTGTGGAGTGTCCGGAGTATGAGGAGGGGAAATAAATGGACGAGAAGAAAGTTAGAGAAGCGATAGAAGTAATCAAAGGATATAGAAGATTAGATGAATATATGAATAACACAGAAAGATTGCCGTATTGTGACATGGCAATCGAAGCACTGGAAAAGCAGCTACCAAAAGAAATCAAAGCTATTGATCCTGAGCGTAGTGAAGAATTTGGAGATGTTGAATTTTGTTGTCCGAATTGCAACAGTCATTATTTATGTGACATAGCAGATGTGCCAAACTATTGCCCTGAGTGTGGCATAAGATTTGATACATAAAAGGAGAGTGTGAGCGATGAGAGAATTAAAAATGGATAAGATTAATGTAACAATTAGCCTTTATTTTGAAGTTAAGGATTCAGAAATGTTTGGAGGTGTTGGAGAAATCGGTTATACAGAAGTTAAGGCAGATTTAGAAGTAGAGGATTTATCGAACATAAAAATACAGGATTTTGCAGAAGATATGATTGCAGGATATGCGGAATTGCTTAAGGTGCCGAAAGAGAATGTGCGCATTATTTCAAGGGTGGAATACGAAGAGAATACGGAGGAGTAGGGAATGAACGTACTAGAGAAGATTTTGGAAGAGTTAGAAGAACGTGGTAATATCCAATTTTCATCATATACAAAACCGTTAATTGCAGTTGAGGATGTTCTGGAAATCATCCGTTCCCACATGGACGAACGAGAAGTGTTCAAATTTGATTTTAACAGAGTAAAATCGTTTGATTGCCAATGCGGAAGACATTATGTGAACACTTACAATGACGGATGGATTCCGGTGGAAGAGAGGTTGCCGGAAGCAAGACAACACGACAATGGAGAACCGATAGAATTTATCGCAATGATAAAATGGGCAGGAGTTCCGACTGTGTTATCAATAAACGAACAAGATGAGTGGTTTAGCTATGATGAAATGTTTTATGGAGAAGGGCGCTATAACAATTATGATGTTGTGGCATGGAAACTACTTCCAGAACCATATATCAAGAATCCAAAATAGACACACCTTTTGCATTGTAAGCAGCCTGAAGGAATGTATGTATCATATCAGTGGTCATCACCATTCCTTCGGGGATTTGAAAAGAAAAGGGATTGTCTGGAATGGAAAGAAATTCCTGGTATAAAAGAAAAGTTTCATAAGATTCGTATTTTTGATAATTATACATAGAAATGCCTCCTTAGATTTAAAAAAGAATTGATAAGCCAATTATAACATTTAAGGAGCACATGGTAAAGGAGTAAGAAAAACCAAAACAGCATATTATAAAGTATCATGGGAAAGAATGGAGAGAATAAAATGATAGAAGTAATATTTTCAGTAATGCATCTTATTGGAGTGGGGATGATTCTTTTAGTGACGTTGTTCTTTGGCATACTTGCATGGTCCGCTAGAGACGAAAGGGAGTGAAGAGATGGAGCATAGAAGAAACCGCAGGCAGATGAAGATGGACCAGGAGCAGCACTATGACGAGATGGAAAGTCATAAAGCACCGGACAATGCCGTGGAAGCATTTAAGCGTCCGGCATACCAAGAATATAGCGTTAAGCAGTGTTTGAGAAAATGGGGAGTTGATTTGAGTGGGAATATTGATGGACAAGCAAAGACTAAAAAAGCATAAGGGCAATAAAGAGCGGTTAAAACGACTGGAAGAGAAGATACAAGATCTATGTAGCACGGAAGCAGAAGAAGTGCTGGGGAAGGTCCGAGGATCAAGCAAATACTTTCCTTACACAGAAGTTAGGACATCAGTGGTAATACCTGATCCTTATGAGCAGGAGAAGATTAACAAGCAGATCAGGAAGAAAGAAGCTGAAAGGATGCTACTGAAGGCAGAAGTTGATGAGGTGGATGAGTACATAGAGGCGATAGGAGATTCGGAGATTAAGGAGATATTTGAGCTGGCATTTGTGGAAGGTAAGAAGCAGAGAGAAATTGGAGAAAAGCTGAACATTGACAGAAGTAGAATATCACGAAAAATCAGTGACTATTTGAAAAACGCACACAAAGCACAAAAGTAATATGTTATAATTATTCTAGAATGATTGTATCTAATCATTCGCTCTCACAAGTTTTAAATTTTGCTCATGCGAAAGCACCTTGTCGAAAAAGATGGGGTGCTTTTAGTAATGTTGTATATTGACGAAAAAGAACATTTGTTCTAAAATAAAGATACTCCACAAGGACGAAAAAGGTCACATTTTGTTGAAACGTATTGGAAAGTACGGTAAACTATAAATAGTGTGGAAGAGCGGGTAAATTTTAAAATTTGTGGAGGGAAAGAATGGAACAATATATAAGCTTTAGAGTGTGCGGATTAGAGCATTGCATTTTGTCAGAACAAAACATAGATGGAATTAGTCAGGAGTTTTTTAAAAAAGTATGCCTGAGTCAAGATAATGAGACAAAAGTTTGTAATATAACGTTTTGGATTGATAAATTTATGAGCAAAGAGGAATTTGACGAAAAAATTGATGAAATTATATTCGGAGCAAAGGGAATTATCAAGCAAATTATTGGCATGCTTTTGGTGGAAGGATTCGATATACTAGATTATCGAATATCAGAACCATCAATAGGTAATATGGAACCTGGTCATGCAAAGGTAAAGAGTTCCATTACATTGTATACAATAGATACAGGAATTGAAACGAAAGAGTATCAGAAACAGGGGATTGTTCTTCAAGAAAGCCAGGTAAATAATGAACAGCAAGAAATTGTTGACATTCTGAGTGTTCCGGATAAAATTACAAGATATGAATTTTTGTTTGAGAAATTAAAGAAAAAGTGTGGAGGAAAGCAGGAAAAAGTAATTGAAAAAATAAAAAATGAATATAAAGATATTTCTATCAAGAATCATAATATTGATAAAGGTTTTTGGGGTGGAAGGCAAGAATGGCAAGATGACTTTTCGTATTTAAGAACATTAATATCTCATGGGAAAGCAGAACATTTTCAAGAAATAAACGAAAGAATTGATAGAGAAACAAATAAAATTATAAAAGTATTGTTTGATTTATCAAATAAGAATAGACCACAAGATAAGTTGGGCAAGAAAGCAGGTCTGATTTGGAAGAAATACAAGGTCAATAGGAAAGTAGCTGAGAAATTTCAGAAAGCCTGCAAAGAAGCAGGTGTTACAATGGAGACACAGCTTACAAAGATGATGAAAGAGTTTATTAAAGAAATGAATAATGAATAACAACAGTGGAGCATCTGGCGAAAGCCGGGTGCTCTTTTATATATAAGCCTATAAAATGCAGGAGGTAGTGATGAAGATAATCAAAAAATTATTTTGTAAACATGAAAGAGTTGTGCACCACAGCACAGATTTAATCAGGCAGAAGGATGGCAGCTTTATCACGAGCCATAAATGGAGGTGCGAAAGGTGTGGAAAAATAATTCCGGGGAAGAAGTGATATGGGGAAGTTTTATGAGAGTAGGCGATGGAGAAAGAAAAGGGAACATATATTAAGACGCGATTCATATCAATGCCAAGAGTCAAAGAGATACGGGAAGTATGCAGAAGCAACGACAGTACACCATATCTATCCACTGGAAGAGTATCCAGATCTTGCATTAATGGACTGGAATCTCATCAGTATGTCTGCAGCGCAGCATGACCGGATGCATGATAGGAAGACAGATAAGATTACGGCTGCTGGATTGTATTGGCAGAGGAAAAGAAGAAGGGAGTTTGAAGAATGGAAAAAGTTAAGATGTATAAACTTAAATGGGCAGGAAAGGTAGATGAGAGTACAAAGGAAGTTACTGCAATATTGGAAGAAATAGTAAAGACATGTGTTGATAGCCACGCATGCGGGTATGATTCTTGGAACGTGATGTCGAATTGTCTTGGAGAGATTTTTATATCAATCGTTACGATAAGAAAGGATTCGGCATCGGACATGATTAAATGGATGGAAGAGAAAGCCGGAATGAACTTGAAGATGAAAGAGATTGAGGTATCCTCCCTCCCTTTTGAAAATTAAGAATGTCTCAGGAGAATCGGGAGAGAGGACTCTTTCCAATAGCGCGGGATTCTGAAAATAAATTTTCCGGCAGGATAGGAGGTGAGAATAGATGGCAAGATACGTACCGCAAAGGCAGACGATTATTGATAGGACAGTCAAATACATGAAGGAGCTTGGAACCTACAAAGTGCAGTATAAGCAGGTGATCGAGATATATGCAGATATGATTTATCAGTACAATGTGCTAAGCAAACAGTTCGAAGAATCAGGATATGAAGTGATATTGGACACCGAGAAAAGCGGGGGTAAAAAAAGCCCTATTCTCGTGAGTCTTGAAAACCTCCGAAAAGATATTGGGACATATTCTGACAGACTGATGCTGAATGCAAAAACGTACAATGCAGAAATCGAACAGCCGAAAAAAGAGAAATCTGCATTTGCATTATTATTGGAAAAACAGCAAGGGAAGTAAATGGATTTATCCCACATTAACAGTCCGCATTTCGATACGGCTGTGCGTTATGCGGAGGATATCGCAAGCAAGAAAGTCTTAGCGAATGTAGACAGAGTGCTTGCGTGCAAGAGATTTCTTTCAGATTTGAAACGCGACGATTTAGAGTTTCGCAGTGATCAATTCGATTTCGTAATTGATTTGATCGAGGGGACTATCCACCACGTACAAGGCGAGGACAAGAATGGAGTCAGCTTTAAAGGCACTCCAATGCTATTGACTGATTGGCAGAAGTTTGTCTGTGTAAATTTATTTGGATTCTTTCGAAAAGGAACAGATATCCGGCGTTTCAATGAGGCGCTTATTTTTTTGCCAAGAAAACAGGGAAAAACATCTTTTAGTGCTGCGCTTGCAGAAGCAAAAAGCATTCTGGACAGAGGGTCTGGAGCAAAGACATATATTGTTGCAAACTCTGTAAAACAGACAATGGAGAGTTTTGGATTTTTGGTAGATAATGTTGAAACTTTGCGTGGAGATGTTGATAAGCTAAGAATCCGAAACAATAACCAAGAACATTCTATCAGTATTGATTTTGGAGACGACGGTACTGCTGAAATGTATGCAATCGCCAATCAAGAAGATAAGTTAGACTCCTTGAACTGCAACTGTCTGATTCTGGACGAGCTGCATTCTTGGAAAAGAGCCGGGGCAAAAAAATATATTTTAATGAAAAATGCCATGAAGGCATATAGAAATAAATTATTGATTGGTATTTCTACTGCCGGAGATATTCCAGATGGATTTCTTGCGAACAGAATCAAAACTTTACATGAAGTCTTAAATGGAACGATTACAGATAAGGCGTACGACTCCTATTTTATTTTTATTTGCAAAGCAGATCAGGATAAAGAGGGGAATGTGCTAAACAGCAAAGGAGAGATCACGACACTAGATGATCCAGAAGTACTGCAGATGTGTACGCCATCTATTGGAGTAACTGTTACAGTTAGTGAACTTTTGGATGATGCAGCACAGGCAATGAATGAGCCACAGTTGAGAGCAGAATATTTGAACAAGACATTAAATATCTTTACAAATGCTCTGAACGCATACTTCGATATTAACGAATTCAGATCATCTGACGATGAATATAACTGGTCGTTGGAAGAGTTGGCAAAATTACCGATCACATGGTATGGAGGCGCCGATTTATCAAAACTTCACGATTTAACAGCTGGCGCAATCTACGGAACATACAAGAATGTTGACATCTGCATCACACATGCTTTCTTTCCAAGGGCTACTGCAATTAAAAAAGCTGACGAAGATGGTATCCCATTGTTTGGTTGGGAAGAAGACGGATGGCTGACAATGAGTAATACAGCGACAGTGCTTCCAGATGATATTGTGAATTGGTTTATCTCTATGAAAAAGATGGGATTCAAAATAAAGATTGTAGGGTTCGATAAGAAATTTGGACGAGAATTTTTCTTAAAAATGAAAAAGTCTGGATTTAGAATACAGGATCAGCCGCAGTATTTCTATGTGAAATCCGAGGGATTCCGACATATCGAAGTAAAAGTAAAGAATAAGAAGTTTTATTATCTACATTCGGATGCTTTTGAGTATTGCGTACAGAATGTAAGAGCGATTGAGAAAGTAGATGACATGATACAGTACGAAAAAGTAGACGGAGACGGCGGTGTAAGACGAATTGACTTATTTGATGCGGGAGTCTTTTCGTGCTGTCAGATGCTAGCGGACATGGCACTAGGGAATGTAGCAAATAAATGGCTTAAGAGAGAATAGGAGATTAAAATGGCTAAGAAAAAGAAGCAAAAGAGTATCAGATCAGAACCACAGAATAAAGTATTTGTTTATCAGGGAGCTACGTTCTCTGATTTTTTATTGCCGTCAGGATACACAACGCTGGCACAGAATCCGGAAATCCGGGCAGCGTGTCAGAAGATTGCTGATCTCGTTTCCGGTATGACAATCCACTTGATGGAGAATGGACCTCATGGTGATGTTCGGATCAAGAATGAGTTATCACGAAAGATAGACATCAATCCATATTCCTTGATGACGAGAAAGGCATGGGTTTATAACATTGTATATTCCATGTTGTTGCCGGGTGACGGAAATGCTGTTGTTCTTCCTGTAATGAGAGATGGATACATCGATGAGCTCATTCCATTAAAGCCGTCTATGACAAGCTTTGAAGAGACTCCGACAGGATACAAGATAATCTACGGCAGTGAGGAATATGATCCAAGCGAAGTACTGCACTTTGCAATCAATCCGAATCCAGAATATCCTTGGAAGGGTACAGGCTACAGACTTGCATTAAAGGATATTGCATCGAATTTGAAACAGGCAAATGCAACTAAGAAATCCTTTATGAGTGGTCAATATATGCCGAACATCATCGTGAAAGTAGATGCAGCTACAACAGAGCTTGCCAGCGAAGCAGGAAGAAAACAGATAAAAGAAAAATATTTGAAAGAATCGAAACCGGGCGAACCATGGATAATACCTGCAGAGCTGTTAGAGGTGTCTGAGGTTAAGCCACTATCTCTAAAAGATATCGCAATTAATGAATCGGTTGAGATTGATAAGAGGACGGTTGCATCACTTTTGGATGTACCGCCTTTTTTCTTGGGGGTTGGGAGCTTTAATAAGGACGAATATAACAACTTTGTCCGGACTAGGGTAAAGTCGATTGCGGATGTTTTTCAGCAAACGCTTACGAAAGGATTGATCCAGAGTCCGCATTGGTATTTTAAATGCAACTCCAAAAGCTTGATGGCTTATGATACTAAGGAGCTTGCGGAAATTGGCATGAACCTATATATTCGAGGAATTTATACGGGAAATGACGTGCTGAATTTGATTGGAGACTCTCCGAAAGATGAATTGAATGATTTGATTATCCTTGAAAACTTTATTCCTCAGGGAATGATTGGAGAACAGAAGAAATTAAGGACGGGAGGTGATGAATAGTGGAGCGAAATAAAGAAAATTTAACAAGATCGTGGAAAGCAGAATTTGAAACATGGGAAGCAGAGGACGGGAAGAAAACAATTTCTGGCTATTTCGCTGTGTTTAATTCCGAAACAGAATTGTGGCCGGGGGCTTACGAAGAAATTGCGCCAGAAGCGTTTAACAGCACCATGAGCAATGATATCCGAGCACTGACAAACCACGATGATACACTCGTTCTAGGTAGAACCAAAGTAGGGACTTTACGCCTCAGAACTGATACAAGAGGTCTTTGGGGAGAAATTGATATCAATGAAAATGATTCAGACGCAATGAACCTGTATGAGAGAGTGAAACGAGGAGACGTGGATCAGTGCTCGTTCGGTTTTAATATTGTGCGTGAGGAAACAGACTGGCGTGATGACGGAACTGTGAAATGGACAATCCGAGAAGTTGATCTGCACGAAGTGTCTGTATGTACATTCCCAGCTTATGAGGATACAGGCGTGCAGGCGAGGCACGCACAAGTGGAACAGTACCAACAGAAACAGATGGAACAGTGGCGAAGTAATGCTACAAAGAGATTGAAAGGAGAAAAGTAATGGCTTTAAGACAGTTGATGCTTGCGAAACAGATTGCAGGCAAAGAAAAAGAATTGGAAGAAATGCGTGGAAAAGACGCAGATTTTGAAACAAGAGAAAAAGAACTGGAAACATCCATCGAAGAAGCGAATACGGAAGAAGAGCGCTTGGTTGTGGATGACGAGATTACAAAGTTCACAGAAGAAAAAGAAGCTCACGAAGAAAGAAAAAGTGACCTTGAAACAGAAATTGAGGAGCTGCGTGGGAAAATGAAGGAATATGAAAAAACACCGGAAAGAAGGAGGAAGAAAAAAGAGATGGGCAGAAGAAATGAAGAAGAAATTGAAGAGACAAGAAGTGCAATCAATGCATTTGTGAAATCAAAGGGGCAAGTAAGAACAGAAGGATTTAAAGAAGCGGAAGCGGGCATCCTAATTCCGGTTGAAATTCTTGCTCCGCAAGAGAAACCAGAGGATGTTGTAGATCTTAAAAATTATGTAAAAAATGTGAGCGTCAACAGTTCCTCTGGAAAATATCCTGTGATTGCGAAAGCAGGAACAAAAATGAGTACAGTTGAAGAGTTGGAGCAGAATCCGGCACTCTCAAGACCTAAAATTTCGAATATTGACTACAGTATCGCAACGAGAAGAGGGTATATTCCGATTTCTCAGGAAGCGATTGATGATGCCGATTACGATGTTACAGGTCTTATTAGAGATGAGATCAATGACCAGTCTAGAAACACAAGAAATGCTGACATCGCAACGGTATTGAAGAGCGCAACGCCAAAAAGTGTTACAGGTCTAGATGGATTGAAAGATTTAGTGAATAAAGAAATCAAAAAAGTATATCCTGTAAAATTCATTGTTTCAGCTTCTCTGTACGCAGAGTTAGACAAGTTAAAGGATACGAATGGAAGATATCTGCTGCAAGATTCCATTACTTCTTCAAGCGGAAAGATGTTGCTTGGTAGAGAGGTGATTATTTTGGATGATGAAATGATTGCAGGTAAAGGAGAACTGAAGGGATTTGTTGGAGATCCGAAATCATTCTGTGCTTTTTTTGATCGCAAACAGACAAGTGTTGAATGAGTAGATAATCAAATTTACGGAAAATTACTTGCAGGTATTGTACGGTATGATGTTAAGAAAGCAGATGGGGATGCGGGATTCTATATCACATACTCGCCGGTGGGGTAATTCCCGCTGACGATGTAGCCTTAATTGGCAGCGGGAAAGTTGGAAAGGCAAAAGTAGGTAAATCAAAGTAGAGGAGTAAAAATATGGCATATTCAAAAAAGACGTGGAATGATGGAGAAGTCATTACAAAGGAAGCGATGAATAATATTGAAAACGGAGTTGCTACTGCAAATGCTGGAATTCCAGTGAATGCAACAAAAGCAAAAGCTGGATTAGTGAAGCAGACGGCGTTAGTGCCGGAGGCAGCGGGAGCAAATGTGACAAAAGAGGAGTTTAAAGCTTTGCTGGATGCACTAAAGGCAGCAGGAATTATGGCTAATTCGTAAGGGTGATGGAGTTGAAGGAAACAATATTGCAATTATTAAAGTCTAGATTAGGAATCTCTACTGAAAGTAAGGATGCAATCCTGTATGCGATTATAGATGGCATACTAGATGAGTGCGAAAATGTTCGTGGAATTCAACTAGAAGAGAAACGATACAGCGATATTCTACTTGTTCTTGATTGGGCTACTTGGACGTATAATCATCCAGACGGAGGTATTATTCCGAGAAGTATACAATTTAGGATTCATAATCTGATGGTTAAGGCGGTGAACAATGAATCGAACATGGGATGAGAAAGTGGTGTTGATATCTTCTGTTAGATATGTAGAAGATGAAATCGGTCAGCAAATTCCGGACGAAACAGAACAGGAAGTTTGGTGCTGCAGAGATCAAATATCTCGGAATGAATTCTACCTTGCTGGACAGAACAATATGGAAATATCAGAAGTTCTGATTGTGCATCCTTATGAATATGAAGGACAAAGATATATCCGATTCCGTGGAAAGAAACTGAAAGTGGTGAAAACATATCAGATTAGCATGGAAGAGTTGGAATTGACTTGTACGGAAGGGGTTGAAAAATGAGCGAGAGCATAAGTGCTGATAAACTTGCAGCAGAGATTATGCGGCAGATGAGAGAGTATACAGAAGAGGCAAAGAAAACCACACAGAAGGTTGCGAAGAGTGTATCTGGAAAAGCTGTAAAAAAATTAAAAGAAAATAGTCCGAAAAGCGAGAATGGCGGTACTTATGCGAAAAACTGGACAAGGACGACCGATAAATATGGAATTACGATATACAATAAATCTCCAACATATCGTCTGACGCACCTTTTGGAAAAAGGGCATCAATTAAGAAGGGGTGGCAGGAAGATTGGAAAAGTGCAAGCATATCCTCACATTGAAGGCGTAGAACAGGAAGGTATAAAAGAGTATCTGGAAGAACTGGAAAGGAGACTGTGAAATGACATTGCCAGAATTGAAAGATCAACTAAAGGCTCTAAACCTTCCGATTGCGTATCGCTGTTTCGCAGTCGGTCAGGTGCCAGAACTACCGTATATTGTATACTATGCGGACGAAGATATTGGATTTCACGCTGATGACATTGTGTACTATGAAGGATATGCCGTCACGATCGAGGTGTACACAGGTCAGAAAGATTTGCAATTAGAGAAAAAAGTAAAGGAACTATTAAACGAGAATGAACTCCCGTATGAATCATACGAGAGTTTTTTAGATTCTGAAAATATGTATTTGAAAGCATATGAGATTGAAATATAGGAGGTTGGAACATGGCGGTACAGAAAGAAAACAAAGTAGAGTTTGGTTTGCGCAACTGTTACTACGCAGTTGCTACGATCGGAGATCTCGGAAAAGTAGAATATGGAACACCGAAGAAATTGCCAGGAGCAGTAAGTATTACATTTGACAAAAGCGGTGATTTGGTTCGTTTTAAGGCAGATGATATCGATTACTATACGAGTGCGAATAATCAGGGGTATGAAGGTAGCTTAAATTTAGCAAGAGTGCCAGATGAATTCCGGATCGAGGTTCTGAAAGAGAAAAAGACAACAAAAGGTGTGTTACAGGAAAATTCGGATGCACAGCCTGCAAACATTGCACTTATGTTCGAGTTCCAGGGGGATGCGAAAGCAACAAAGCATCTGTTTTATTTCTGCACGGTAAACCGTCCGTCTGTATCAAGTACGACAAAAGATAGTGGAGAACCAAACACAGTAGAGCTTGCACTCGCAGCAACACCGAGACCGGGAGATAATCTTGTAAAAGCATCTACAACGGCAGAAACAGACGAGACAGAATACAAGAATTGGTATACAAAGGTATATGAAGATGCGGGGGAATAATTCCCGCTGACGATGTAGCCTTAATTGGCAGCGGGAAAGTTGGAAAGGCAAAAGTAGGAAAAGCGGAATAAATCGGGCGGTTTATTTGCCGCCCTTAATGGAGGAAGAAGATGGAGAAAACAATTTACATCGATAGAAAAGCAGTGAAATTGAAATCAACGGCAGCTTTACCGAAAAGATATAAAGCACAGTTCGGCAGAGATTATTTTGCAGACTTGATGAAAATAGCAAAAGTTTTCGGAAGAGGCACAAGAAAAAATATCGGGATCAATGATATTTCATTTGCATCACTCGACCATATGGATATGGAAGTATTTTACGATATTATCTGGACAATGGCAAAGACGGCAGACCGAACAATTCCAGACCCATTGGAATGGCTGGACGGATTTGAAGTGTTCCCATTCAATGAAATCATGGGAGAGGTAAAAGATTTGTTTACAGATACAATACCAGCGAGTAAAAAAAAATAAATGATAAAGATTCGTCCAGTGGAGAAGCGTTCACGAATGAATCTTTTTTTTATGTTTGCAGACAAGTTGGACTGACAAGTGAAGATATGGAAGAAATGACCATTGGTGATTGTTTGGACTATGTGCAGGAGTATATTGATAATCAGAAAAAGGATGAAAAGCCGACTGCGAGAAAAGCAACACAGGAAGATTTTGATAATTTTTAACGGAGGTATGAAGTGGCGAATAAGAAAATAAAAGGAATCACAATAAAATTCGGTGCGGATACAATGGCGCTCGATAAGGCTTTAAAAGATGTAGATAAAACATCCAAAAGTCTTGGAGGAGAATTGAAATCTGTAAATAGATTATTGAAGTTCGATCCAAAGAATACGCAGTTGCTTGCGCAGAAACAAGAGCTTCTAAACGAACAGATCGGGAACACAAATAAAAAACTGGATGCGCTGAAGCAAGCACAAAGTGAAGTTGAGAAAAGGTTTAAATCAGGAAATCTTGGAGTAGATGAATATCGAGAGTTTCAGAGGACAATCGCAAATACAGAGCAAGATTTAAAATCTTATACATCGCAATTGGAAAAATTAAATGATGTATCTGGAAAAGTGGCAGGTAAAATACAAAATGCAGGAGAATCTGTTCAGAAAATTGGTGGAAAGGTAAGTACTGCCGGAAAAGCTCTTGCACCATTGAGTGGGGCATTTGCAGGAGCAGGGCTTGCTTCATCGAAAATGAGCATGGATTTTGAGGAAGCAATTGCGAAAGTAAGCACAATTGCAGATGAAACAGAAGTGCCAATCTCTGAGCTAGAAAAAGGAATTATAAACTTGTCAAATCAGACAGGAATAAGTGCAGCAGAAATTGCAGATAACGTATATAACGCAATTTCGGCAGGACAGAAAACAGTAGATGCACTTGCATTTGTAGAAAAGTCTACGAAACTTGCAAAAGCAGGATTCGCAGATGCCGGAAGTGCTTTGGATGTATTGACCACAATCATGAATGCCTATGGGCTAGAGGCAAGTGAAGTTGGAAAAGTTTCCGATATGCTTATCCAGACGCAAAACAAAGGTAAAACGACAGTTGGAGAACTTGCATCAACAATGGGGAAGATTATCCCGACTGCAAAGGCAAACAATGTAGCGCTAGATCAGATAACGACAGGGTATGTTAAACTGACATCTAATGGTGTAGCAGCGGCTGAATCTACTACATATATGAACTCCATGTTGAATGAGCTTGGGAAGTCTGGAACAAAAGTTTCTGATTTACTGAAGAAGAAAACAGGGCAATCGTTTGCGGAATTGATGCAATCCGGAATGAGTCTTGCAGATGCTTTAGAAATCGTATCAAATGGAACAAAAGAGCAGGGACTGGCATTTGGTGATATGTGGGGGAGTGCAGAGGCGGCGAAGGCTGGGCTTGTACTTCTTGGAGATGGAGCCCAGGGTTTTAATTCAACGCTAGATGAAATGAGAAATTCAACAGGCGCAACAGAAGAAGCGCTTGGAAAGTTAGAAACGAAATCAGATGCATTTAGAAAAACATTTAATGAGTTGAAAAATGTAATGATTGCGCTTGGAGATGCTTTATTAGAAGTGCTTGCTCCTGTTATAGAAGTAGTGGTAGATAAAGTAAAAGAGTTTTCGAAGTGGTTTTCTGAATTAAATGATGAATCAAAAAAGATCATTGCTGTAGGAACCATTGTTGTAGCGGCGTTGGCTCCCGTATTATTAATTGTAGGCAAAATAATCGGAAGCATCGGAAGCTTGATTAGTATTTTGGGGTCAATAGCAGGAGCGATAGGGGCACCAGCACTGGCGATAATAGGGGCGGTCGCAGCGGTTGCGGGAGCGTTTGCTATTGCGTATGCAAAAATAGAACCATTTAGAGAATTTGTAAATGGGCTGATAGATGACATAAGAAAGTTTGCGGAGAATGTATATAACACATATATAGGGCCTGCTTTGGAGGAAGTCAAAGGTGCATTTGAAGATGCACTATCAGCAATTACTGGATTTTGGAACGAATACGGAGAACAAATTTGGGAAGCAGTTCAGAATCTTTTTACTATACTTTCTCCTATTATTTTTGGAGCACTAGAAGGAATAGCGGGATTTGTAGATAGCACCTTGGGAAATTTGATGAATACAATACAAATTTTTTGGGAGTTCATAAAAGGATTCTTCGAATCCAATTTCGAGATTTTGAAAGGAATTATCAAGGCATTTTCTGGTTTCTTCACAGGCGATATGGAGACTATGACAAGTGGAATTAAAGATATATTTGATGGATTTTTCAAAAGCATTGAGAATGGATTTACGTTTTTGAAAGATACACTGGGTGGCATTATAAAAGGGATTGCAAATACGATCTGCGGAACGCTCGGAGGTGCGATTAATGGAGTGATTAAGGGAATAAACTGGATTTTGAATGCAGTAGGATCGGATAAATCATTCGATGAATGGAATGTTCCGAAGTTTGCAAAAGGAACAGGAGGACTCCCCAGAGATACTATTGGAGTTGTAAACGACCAGAAGGGGTCTACTTATAAAGAAATGATTATACCGCCAGACGGAAAGCCATTCATCCCGGAAGGGCGTGACGTGGTGCTTCCAATGAAAAAAGGCACAAAAATCATGCCAGCAAATCAGACAAAGAGTTTTCTAGATGGACTTCCGCATTTTGCAAGTGGAATAGGAGATTTCTTTAGTGGCATTTGGGATACGGTAAAAGAATTTAGCGGTAGTGTATGGGATTACCTTAAGAATCCGGGAGATATTGTCAAAATTGCGATTGATAAGTTCGCAGATCTGACAAATGCATTTGAGCCATGGATTACGGTTGCAAAAGGCACAATTAATACCGTATTTGATAGTGTTGTAGATTTTATTACTGGGATTTTTGATGAAAAGTCGCATGTAAACTACACACCGGGAGCAGGAGTGGAACAGTGGAGAAAACTTGCGGAGCAAGCACTTAGAATGACGAATCAATATTCTGATGCTAATTTGAATTTGCTCTTATATCAGATGCAGACCGAATCTGGAGGAAACCCAAACGCGATTAATGATTGGGATATTAATGCTATCAATGGAACACCATCAAAAGGATTAATGCAAGTAATCGATCCAACATTCCGAGCGTATGCAATGCCTGGATACGATACAAATATTTGGGATCCGCTATCAAATATGCTTGCAGCGATCAGATACACCGTATCGAGATACGGAAGTCTTGCAAGCGGCTGGAATGGACACGGATATGCAGCCGGAATTGGAAATATTCATTTAAGCGATATTTTCCCAGAACTTCCAACACTCGATGTGTCATGGTTTAAAGAGGGCGGAATTTTAACAAAGCCGGCATTTTTCCAGATGTCAAGTGGTAAGGTAGGGGGCGCTGGGGAAGCGGGACCAGAAGCAATTGCGCCGATTCGAAAGCTTAAAGAATATATAAAAGAAGCAGTACTAGAGGTTGCGGGAGAAAAAGATATAAATATAAATGTATCACTAACTGTTCCGCTAGATGGAAAAGTGCTTGCAGAGGGGACTGTGAATTTTATGAGACCGCTCTTAAAGAAAAAAGAAAGATTTAATAATTTGCTTGAGGGGGTTAGATAATGGGGTTACTCACTGTTACATACAAAGGAGAGAAGTTGCCGATTAAAATTGTAAAAGTCAATAGGAATCTTTCTGCTCCAATCTCCAGCAATTTGAAAAAGATTGGAATTAGGAACGGAAAGGGTTTCGATTATGTAACGCAAGAAGAAAAGCAAATCGCTATTGAATATGTGATTAATAATGGGACTGCAGAAAATTTGAAAGATTTTAGGCGGAAAATGGCGAAATTATTAACATCTGACAAGATGGGCAAATTGATTTTTAGTGATGAACCTAATCTATATTACAATGCGATTTTAAATGGTGAACCAACACTCGATGAAGAATATTTGCAAAGCAGTGGAATTATTACGTTTATCATTCCTGATGGAATCGCACATTCGACAATTCAAAAAACTTTTCAAGCCTCCCTCAATCACGAAAGAGTAATGGAAATGACAATTTCTAACACTGGGACAGAATCTGTTCCAGTAGATTATGAGATTAAGCATAATCATGAAAATGGGTTTATTGGTATTGTGTCTGAGTATGGGGTGATTCAGCTTGGACATGTCAATGAGATGGATATGGAAGAAAAGGAAAAGTCAGAATATCTCCTTAATTATCGGCAAGCATCCCAGTACGATGCGATGCGCAGCGGATCAGGAATATTTTTTGATCCAAGCTATGGAAAATCTGGTACGTTTGGGACATATAACTATGATAATAAGACCTGGGTAAGCCTAGCAAGTGCCGGTGTAGGTTCTGGCTGGCATGGAGCGGCAAGAACAATCGATTTACCGCCGGATCAAACAGGAATTTCCGGTTCTGCCAACTTTGCCATGCAAGGGAAGGTATGGTTTCGCCCAACATCGACAAACCAGTGCGGGATTATAGAGTATTGCATTGCAGATAAGAACGGAAGGCATCTTGCATCTGCAAGGATAGCGAAATGGGACCCTGTCACGGATACAGCACTTCTGATATTATGTGTCAACGGCAAAGAGATGAAGCGTGTAGAATTTAACAGTGCGTTATCAGAATTATTTGTCCACAATCGAGGAGATTTCTATATTTTCAAATCCGGAAAGAAAATCATATTTTGCTTTGGAGGTTTGTATGACTTCAACATTCCAGAAATCGAGAAAATGGAAGCTAAGACGGTATCTGTATTTATCGGACAGCGGGATAATTATCCGGTTATTCCGAAAATGTATCTGAATTACCTTGTGTTTCGGAAAGATAAAGTAAAAACGTGGCTTGATATTCCAAATAGATACCCATCGGGGAGTATTGTTACAATCGATGGAAAAAGCCGAAAAGTATATATGGATGGTATTCAGAGGGCAGCGGATGAAGTGCGTGGAAGCAAGTATTTTAATGTCCCACCGGGAGAAACGAAAATACAGTTCTACTACTCAAATTTTTGTAGCCCACCGCCAACGATTACAGCAAAAATACAGGAGGCATATTTATAATGGAAAATATTAGAATTGCAGTCTTGAGTGCAAATGATGAGCTGCACACATTTATGGACAATGAGGCTCCTGAGGCATTGCATTATTACGAGGATGAGCTGCATGAGTATTTGCAGGGAGCAGCGAACACATTCGCTTTTACAGCTATGGCGAAGCATCAGGATTCGATTTATCTCGTAGAAGGGAATAAATTAGCTTTTGTATACAATGGCAGAGATTACTACCTTAATATTATGTCTGTAAGCCGGGATGAGTATGAAGTAGAGATAGAGGCGTTCTCTACCTCTTTCGAGCTGCTGAACGAATCGGTCGGTGAATATGATCCCGGAAAAGCGGTATCGTTTGAATCTTATTTAAATACTTTTGATCCGGAGCATTCGCTCTCGCTCGGAATCAACGAAGTTTCCGAACTGAATGTCTGGCATAAGTTCACGGGGCAAGAGACCATTTTAAAAAGATTGTATTCCGTTGCAGATATGTTTCTAGCGGAATTGGAGTTTGTTCCGGAACTGAACGCGGATCACTCGTTGAAAAGGATTATATTAAATGTATATAGAGAACACTCAGACAAGAATCAGGGAGTTGGAAAAGACCGAACAGACATCAAGCTAAGATATGGAGTCAATGTAAATGGAATCCGCAAGACAACGGATATAACAGAGCTTGCAACGGCTATTAGACCAACCGGCGCAGATGGACTCAATCTTCTGGGGTTCGAGTCTACCAGAAAAGACGAGAAGGGGAATATTGAGTTCCAAACAGTAAAAAATTCTTATGATATTTGGGCTGTGCAGGCGAGGGATCGGTTCCCATCAAATCGAGTGTCTTACGACAGATATATCGTGAAGACAAAAGAATATGAGGAGCACGATGTAAATTCGCTGTTTTTAACTGCACTGAACGACCTAAAAAAGATGTGTGTTCCGAAAGTAACTTATGAAGTAGATGGATATTTTGACACCGGAATCGGCGATACGGTAATGATTGAAGATGATGGGTACAATCCTACACTTTACTTGCAGGCGAGAGTGTCAGAGCAGGTGCGAAGCTTTACGGAACCGTCCCGAAATAAGACGATATTTTCCAATTTTAAAGAGTTACAGTCGCAGGTAGATACTTCCTTGCTTGACAAGATGAATACACTCATACAAGAGAATAAGACATATAACTGCATTATTTTAAGCGATAACGGAATCGTCTTTAAGAACGGAGAAGGGACAACGACTCTTACAGCATCAGTTACGGCGCCGGGCGCTGATTTGACTGATAAATTCGCAATCATTTGGAAAAAAGATGGTAGCGAAATAGCGCGAGAAAAGAGCATCGTTGTATCCGCTGCGGACATTGTAGGGAAAGCGGTTTATCGTTTTGAAGCAATGGAAGGCGAAAAGCTGAGAGGCTATTACGAAGTCACTGTAAGCAATGTGGATGACGGAGAACCAGGAAGCCCCGGAAAATCTTATTATACATGGATTAAGTTTGCGGATGACGGACTGGGGAATGGCATGTCTGATTATCCGGACGGCAAGCAATATATGGGAATTGCATATAATAAGGAAACGCTAGAGGAATCCAATAATGCGAAAGATTACCAGTGGGCGAGAATCACTGGGGAGGGAATACCGGGACCACCTGGAGACAATGGCGTTACCTATTATACGTGGGTGAGATACGCAGAGGATTTATATGGAAATGGGATGTCTGATAGTCCGAATGGGAAATATTACATCGGATTAGCTTTTAATAAAGAATCGCCAATAGAGAGCAGTGATCCACGAGAATACCAGTGGTCTAAATACAGAGGAGATGATGGTACACCGGGGATTAACGGAGAAGACGGAAAGACAACATACTTCCATGTAAAATATAGTTCGGTTCCAAATCCTACATCATCATGGGAAATGACTGAAACTCCAAGCAAATATATCGGGACTTACGTGGACTTTTTAATACAGGATAGTACCAACCCAAGAGATTATGCATGGACGCAATTTCAGGGAGATCCGGGGCAGAATGGAATACCTGGAACCAACGGACATGATGGCAGAACATCTTACTTGCATATCGCTTATGCAAATAGTGCAGATGGGAATACAGACTTCTCAACTACTGCAAGCGCCGGCAAGACTTATATGGGACAGTACGTGGATTACGAGGAAAGAGATAGCGAGAACCCATATATGTATAAGTGGTCCAAGATAAAAGGAGAGGACGGTACAGACGGACAAGATGGTGTAGGCATTAGCCGAATCACGAAATATTACCTTGCATCCGAAAGAAGCGCTGGAATCACAGTAAATACTTATGGATGGTCAACTTCTATGCAGGAGATGACCGCAGAGAAAAAATATCTATGGAGTTACGACAAAATCGATTATACAAACAGCACATCTGTAGATACAACTCCGATTATTATCGGTGTACGCGGCGAAAGTGGGGAGAACGGCATTGTTGTATCCAAGACTCCTCCAGACAATCCGCAAGTAGGACAGCTATGGCAGACAGAATCCGGGCAACCGATTATGCGGTGGGATGGCGCGAGATGGGTGTTACATTATATAGCAGTAGAGAGCCTTGATGTAAAGAAGCTATCTGCGATCACGGCAGATCTGGGAGAAGTAACAGCTGGAAATATATCTAATCCAAAGAAAACATTCGTTGCAGATATTGCAAACGGAACGATTACATCCAAAGCATCCGAACAAACAGGTGCTGATTATATGGTCCTTAGACAAGGATCTGTATTTTTCGAAGGAAATGATCCCGGAACCAACCGAATTAATGCGAATTATCTAGGATACGGAATGATATTTAACAATATCTCCGGAGGCAAGTCTATGCGAATGTTGTACGAAAACGGCGAGATGTATCTGTATCAGTCAGCAAAAGCAGGGATTCCATTGTACGAAAATCTGTCAATGTTAGAAAACGGTCCCAAGGTATTGGCAGAAGGAAAAGAGTTGGCAGAGGGAGGAAGCTTTAAAGTATCAGGCTCGAAGGGATTGCTATTATTAGAGGTAGCAAATAGCAGCGCAAGAAGCAGAAAGATGGAAGTTTTTATAAAAGGAATCAACGCAGAGCGAAACATCCATATCAGCTACGCAGATGGGACATCTCTAAACATTACGATTACAGTTACATGGAGTGGAAGTAATGCAACGATTAAATGTACTCGATTCTGGGCAGAGGGGCAGTGGAGCGGTGGAACAAGTCAGATTTATTACGCTTATACAATTTAGGAGGTGACAATCATGCTTATTAAAAGACAACCAACAACAAGTGAAAAAGCATTAAAATTCGAATTTAGTATCAAAGGAAGTAAGTTCCTTATAAAGAACTTTACGGATGGAGATATTTATGTTGATCTAGGAGAAAATGAGAATAAGGAAGTTATGATTCTGATTCCTGCTGCGACATCACAAATATGTATGATCCAAGAACTTGGGACACCGTGGAGTCAAACGGATGTGGTGACAATCATCCCCACAGCAACCAGCGAAAAAGGAGTTGAAGTACAATGCTTAAAATGGTAGATGGAACAGGAATCATCGGTGTTGATATGGTATGCCCTCTAGGTGGTGCTGTATCCCTTCCACAGCCACCAAACTTCGACAAGGTAGAGATGGAAGGGGTAGGGAGTTTAATGCTTCCAAACAGCTTAAAAGCGCCGTTGGAGAGGGTGGAATTACTCGGCAATAGTGTGCAGGGAGAGAATCCAGCGCCGGACAATCCGCAGGAGATTAAATCGGCAGGAAGGCTCGATGAAGCGAGCGGGAAATACTTGCTCGATGTGAAAGTGACTGGGAGAAACATTCTTAGCGATGTTAAAGGCATGTATAATATTTTTGTTCCATGTCCTATTAAAGCAGGTACAACAGTTACACTAATAACAAATGGAGTGGAAAGTGACGGCGGAAATATTTTATTCACAACGGATAGTGGCGAAGATTATTGGTATGCAATCGACAAGGGAGTAACAAAAGTTGCTAGGAGCATCAATAAAAATGTGATTGGGTTTAAAAATCTATTACAAAAAAAGGATGGATTAAAATATTGCTTAGTTATAGGCGATACCGATAACTACGAACCTTACACTGAGCAATCCGTACAAATCGCCCTAGATGTGCCTTTGATGGGCATCGTAAGAATAACTGATGGTAAAAACGTGCAAGAAGCACTAAAATCAAGCGGAATTACAAGACGTTTTAAACGATTTGAAATAACGAAAGATACACCTATTACATATACACTTGGGCAATACGGAGCACCTGAAACAAATACGGTTATCTGTCGGTACAAAGATACCAGTTTAAAGAAAGCAGGAGCGATACTTTGTGGAGAATTAAAGAATATTAATAATTGGGCAAAAGAAGAGGAATCAGTTTCTATGACAGAACAAGGAATTGATTTCAGACTAAGCCGTGAAAGATTGGGTCTGGGAAGTGATACAACACCAGAAGAAAATAAGGTGGCAGTAATCAAATATCTTACAGACCACCCATTGCATTGTGTCGCAGAACTCAATGTACCCACCACAGAACCTCTCCCGGAATCCGTACAACAGCAATTACAAGCCTTACACAGCGAGAACGGCACGACGCATGTATTTGTAGATTCCGGGGAAGTACCATGTGGAATCAAATTAACCTATCGAAAGGAGATTTAATATGAACTACGCAAAAATCATGGAAAACGGAGCCGTAAGAATCAGCTCCATCAAGAAAGAGGGCTACAAGCCACTCAAAGAAGAGAAGCCGGATGGATTCAGTAACCTTGTCTTTGTCGGCTACTCAGAGACAGAAGAAAATGTAATAAAAGAATACGAGGCAGTCGATGACGGTATGAGCGCCTACGGAAAGCTGCAGAAGGACTTAAAAGCAACACAGACAGCGCAGGAAGTCACGGACCAAGCAGTGCAGGAATTAATTCTTGCGACTATGAAAATGGGGGTGTAAGTTATGGCACAGTTTTTGGCAAACAGAATCAAAGGTGGACACTTGACAATTGATGATGTACCGGAGAGCTTAAAAGAGCAGGTGCAGGCGTTACTTTAGGAGTGGAATAATGGGAATTAGAGCAAGACCGTGATGGTCTTATTTTTGTTGCATAAAATAAAGAAAGGATTAGGAAGAGAGTGGAATTTATACAGCAAATTTTGAGTATCTGTGGCGCCATCAGCATTGTAGGTGGAGCTGGAGCTATAATTGCAAAAGTAGTCCGACCGGCATTTAAGATATCCAAAAGAGTGGAGCAACTGGAAGCTTATAACGAAAAAGATTATAAGCGGCTGCAGGTGTTGGAGGGAATGCAAAAAGCGCAGACCAAGTGTTTGGCAGCGATGCTCAATCATCAGATCACTGGAAACGGAATTGAAAGAATGAAAGAAATCAGAGATGAACTTATGGAAAGTATCATCGAGAAATAAAAGGAGGATGAGCATGGATCAGATTATGAATTATGTTAAACCAGAGTTGATTGTAGTAGCAGTAGTGCTGTATTTTTGCGGTATGGGATTAAAGCAGTCTCAGGCAGTGAAAGATAAGTACATTCCGGCGATTTTAGGGGCAGGAGGAATCTTCCTGGCAACAATATATGTGATTGCTACTTGTCCGCTAGGAACAATGCAAGAGATTGCGATGGCAGTATTTACAGCGATTGTGCAAGGCATTTTGGTGGCAGGTCTGAGTACATACATCAATCAGACAATTAAACAGCTTGGAAAAAATGAATAAAATAGTAAAAAGTAAAGGGGAGTCTTCGGACTCTCTTTTATTGTGCAGAAAGAAGGAGAAACGGATATGAGTATTTGTAATGGAGTAGCAGGAAATAGAGGAAGAAATCCAATTGGAATTTTTATCCATAACGATGCTGGGAGCCAAAATGCGAATGCGGCATTTTATCGGAATTGGCTGCAAACACATCCATTGGAAAATGGTTTCGCGCATTATTATGTGGCCCAGGATGGAATTTTGCAAGCTGAGGACGATTCTAAATGTGCATGGCATTGTGGTAACCTAGATGGAAATTTAAACTATTTAAGCATCGAAGTATGTCAGAGCATGGGCGATTTAGATATTTTTAAGCAGAACGAAGAGAAGGCAATGCAGTTAGCGGCGCAAAAGTGCAAGGAATATGGTATTGTTCCGAGCACAGATACGATTAGACTGCATCAAGAAGTTTACTCAACGAGCTGTCCGCATAGATCGGTAGAGATCCATGGAGGAAGGAGTGTAACAAAAGCATATTTTATTGAGAGAATTAAGGCATATATGGAGCCACCACGAATTACCAAGGTAAACGCATCTCTCCAAGCAAATAACGGCGCAGATTGCACGAGATTGTCTATCAAAGCTGTTAAAGATGGTATCTACAAGGTCATCGATAAGGAACACGGTTTTATGCTTACGGCGGCAGCTGGACAAGCTAATGCAAATGTAGATTTCCGGGAATTTGATTGCGGAGATTATCAGTTATGGAAATTGGTTAAGAAACGGTACAAAAATGCAGATTACACAATGCTAGAGAGTGTCGCGACTCCGGGGCTGTATTTGTCTGCGGAAAATAACGGTAGTGGAGGAAAGAGCAACCTGAAACTATATACCGACCTGCACAACATGAAACAGAAATTCTATATCCGGGAAGAAACAGATGGAAGATCGCTGATTATCCATAGTTTTAGTGGGAAGTGTGTTGCAGCCAAATAA